CAAAGTCGTGAACCGTCACCACAAGGTTCAGGGCGAGTACATCGGACGAGGCACACCACTGGGAAACCTGTGGAGTCATCGAGACGGGACACCCGAAGAATTCAAGTGCAAGACCCGGCACGAAGCTATCGCGAAATTCAGGATCTGGTTGCAGCTCAATGCAGACAATGCCCATGCACCGCAAATAGGTGCAGAATTGAAACGGCTCAAGCGATTGAGCCAGAAGGGACCACTCAATCTGGTCTGTTCATGCAAACCCGCAGCATGTCATGGAGACGTAGTACGTGAGTATCTTCTCAACATGCCTTCACTCAGTGAGGAACGTGAGATGCTTTATTACGCAGGTATCGGCAGCCGTCAGACCCCTGACTCAGTGCTGCTTCAGATGCAGTCCATAGGCGAGCAATTGGCAGATCGCTGGACCGTCAGGTCCGGCTTCGCTGACGGTGCTGACAAGGCATTTGCCTTCGGTGCCGATAAGGTCAACGGACCCATGCAGAACTTCGTGCCATGGCAAGGCTTCAATGATGCACCCAACAGTCGTGAAGACGGTCGATTCTGGTATCACCAGATGTCGGCCGAGCACATGAACGAAGCCTACAACATTGCCCGCAAGTACCACCCCAACTGGAAGGCGTGCAGTGAGGCAGCCAAGAAGATGCACACCCGCAACGTATTCCAGGTCTTGGGACCGGATCTGAACACCCTGTCCGACATGGTGATCTGCTGGACACCTAACGGCTCAGGCTCCGGTGGTACAGGTCAGGCGATTCGTATCGCTCGTGCCTATGCCATCCCGGTGTTCGACATTGCTATCGAAGACAACCAGCGTCTGCTTGTGGACTTCGTTCACAAGATGGAGAACCTCTAACCCTCGGCTTGGCCCGGTGCTCCGCACCTTGGGCCAATCCTCGCGTTTCTTATTTCTGGAGAATTACCATGCAGTACCTCTACATCACCCTGCTGATTATCAACACCATTCTTTTGCTTGGTGTCAGCATCCACCTATTCATCACCCGTGGCCCACGTAAGTCCTTCGATCAAGAGATCACGGACATGCTGGAAGATGGCATGAAGACGTACCGTCGTTAATCCATCCACCAACTATGAAGAGTCTGCTGTACTTCAGCTGTTAGTTAAATACTAACCCTGTAGTAATCAGTGAGAAATCCAATGTCGTATATCTGTCGTAGCAGTAAGAAGTTGAACACCCTGTGCAACTGCTTGCGTTGCACGCCCATTGTGAGAGTGCAGTCCAGTGGCCAAGTACCGCCAACTAACGCTCCACCGCCTGCGAGTAATCGCAGCCTACGGTGAGCCCATCGCTGTATGTGGTAAGTCCATCCGCACCAATGCAATCGCCAACTCTTCGGAGTTGGTGACTTGCTCATCCTGCCTCAAGAAGTTGAACCAACATGAAGAAAATCAAGTATCACGCTTTCTGCCAAGAGTGTAACGAACTTGGCTTCGAGGTCGTTGCTGTCTGGAAAAGCAACCGCACTGCATTGCCAATGCGTATGTGCGAAGAACACAAACACATCATTCAAGAAGCCGAGTCACGTGACGACAGTCACATGTCCGAGGCTGATCACCAAACATGGGGAACACTCTAATGCCAAAAGCAGTATTCGTATTCGGCAGTAACGCTGCCGGTATCCACGGTGCAGGGGCTGCCAAGACCGCTCACAAGACCCACGGTGCTCGCTATGGCAAAGGCTACGGTCACTACGGTGACAGCTTTGCTATTCCCACTAAAGACGAGCACATCGAAACCCTGCCCCTTGTAGACATCCAGCACTATGTACTGGGGTTTCTGGCCTATGCCAAACACCACCGCAAGTTGACCTTTCGTGTCACTCGCATTGGCTGTGGGCTGGCCGGTTACAAGGACTCGGACATTGCTCCGATGTTTAAAGGTGCTCCAAAGAACTGTCAGTTCGATGAAGCATGGCGTCCATTCTTGGGCGATCAATACGCCTACTGGGGCACAATCTAATCATGGAGTAAGTGTTATGCAGAAGTGCGAAGTAACCTACCGTGTAGTTTCCAAGTACAGCAACATCCTAGTTGCTGATTTCTTTGATCCAGAGAAAGCACAGCAGTATGCAGATAACTTCTCTACAACTGTGCTCGATGTGAAGATCGTCAAGCGTACCACCATCATCGAAGAAGAGGAGTTGGAACATGTCTGACATGAACTTGCACGCTCACCAGCGTGAACTGGAAAAGTTGTACAACAAAAACCAAGTCCACTCACGGATCAAGGCTCAGTTCATTGAATGCAAGGAACTGGACTTCATCGGTCACATGGAATCCCAAGGCATTCCTCGGGACTTCGGTTTGGACCTCTTGGTTCAAATGGCCCTGCACAAACGCTGCTCGTTGCCCACTCTGGTCGGCATCATGCTCAAGCACACCAACACCCCTCAGCAAGCCTGTGACCTGATCCTGAAGGCAGCCTTGGCTGACCTGATCGATTGGGCACCGGACCTGAAAGTGTTCGTGGTGAAGTTCACCATCAGTGCTGACGTGCAGGAAGAGATCGATCGCTTCCAGTTCCCTCTGCCTATGGTCGTTCGACCGGCCAAGATCAAGGCCAACAACCAGACCGGCTACCTCACCAGTGGTGGCTCGATCATCCTCAAGAACAACTTCCATGAGGACGATGTGTGTCTGGACCACATCAACCGCGTCAACCGCATCAAGTTCACCATCAACCACGACGTGGTTCGACTGGTGAAGAACGAATGGCGAAATCTGGACAAGCCCAAAGAAGGCGAAACCCGTGAAGACTTCGACCGTCGCAAGCGTGCCTTCGAGAAGTACGACCGTACTGCTCGTGACGTGATGAACATCATCACCAAGCACAGTGAAGAGTTCTACCTCACTCACAAGTTCGACAAGCGTGGCCGGACGTACTGTCAGGGTTACCACGTCAACTACCAGGGCGCAGCTTGGAACAAGGCTGTCGTTCAATTCGCTAACAAGGAACTCGCCGAATGACCCTTGAAGAGCAAGTAACAGTCGTCCTGTACACCACCAAAGATCCCCTCAACAAAATAGGAGTGCATGACATACCTGCCATGACCACGATGCTGTATCGCGTCTGTGGGAATGACTCAGGCAAGTTTGACGAGGCTATGCGTCTCGTTGAGTTGTTCATCATTGAAGCACTGAACCAAGCAAACAAACCCTAATTCTTCACCTGAACTCAAGGAGCCTACTATGCAGCAGTTCACGGGTAAGCAATACCTCATGATCGATATCGCCTCCAACTTCGGACTGGATAAAGATCTCTGGGATGAACGTCTCGACTGGTTCGAGGCCAATCAGCATCGCTTGCTGGACCTGCTTCCAGAAGCCAAGGAACCTGCCCTGTACTACGCAGGTGTACTGGCATGGCAAGAGACGCTGAACGGTATCCCATCGGGCTATCCCATCTCTCTGGATGCCACCTCATCCGGCCTACAGATCCTCGCCTGCCTGACAGGCGATCGGTCTGCTGCCGAACTGTGCAACGTGGTATTCACCGGGCGTCGTGAAGACGCCTACACCTTGCTCTACGAAGCCATGCTTCAAGCCACAGGTGGCAGCTCCAAAATCGACAGGTCTGGAACCAAGCAAGCCATCATGACGGCGTTCTACAACTCAATCCTCGTGCCCAAGCAGATCTTCGGCGAAGGCAAGCTGCTCCAGATCTTCTTCGAGACTCTGGCAACTCGCTGCCCTGCTGCATGGGAACTCAACGAGGCATGGCTGACCCTGTGGAACCCAGACGCTCTCAAGCACAGCTGGGTGCTGCCGGACAACTTCCACGTCCACGTTAAGGTCATCGACCAAGTGAAGGAGAACGTCCACTTCCTCGACGAACCGTTCGAGGTCTTCAAGAAGGTGAACCAACCGACAGCAGAAGGCCGGAGTCTGGGTGCCAACACCACCCACTCCATTGACGGCATGATCGTTCGTGAAATGACTCGCCGCTGCTCCTACAACCCCAAGCGTATCAACGAGGTGCGATTCCTCATGGAGAACCCTGATGTATGGAATCGTCCCGATGTGCCTGAAGGCGAGGATTACGAGCTACTGCTTCAACTGCTCTATCACTATCAAGAAAGTGGTTATCTCTCTGCCCGCATCCTCGACTGCATCGGTTACCACACTGCTCACTTGGTTCCAGTAGATGCAGTCATGGAACTGATCAACAGCTTGCCTGCCAAGCCATTTGATGTGATCTCGGTACATGACTGCTTCCGCTGCCTGCCTAACTACGGTAATGACCTGCGTTGGCAGTACACCCTGCAACTGCACCTGATCGCCAAGTCCAACTTGCTCGGCTACATGCTGAGTCAGTTGACTGGTCAACCCACCTTTATCAACAAGCTTGATCCGACTCTGGCCGATTCCATTCTGGAATCGGAATATGCACTGAGTTAAAGAAATGCCCCCACCTAACGGTGGGGGTTATTTTTTCTGGGGGATAGTCAATCTGTTAAGATCCTGGCTCCACCAACTCCAAAGGAACAAGCCTCATGGCAAAGTACCAAATCACTTGGAAAGCAGTTACCCATGAGGTAATTGTTCAACCAACAGCCACTGCCCTGCCAACGGGCTTTACCAAGATCGGGGAGTTTGACCACGATGATGCAGCAGATGTGCTTGGCCCTGATGTTAACCACGTCATCTGGCATCACGTTCGGGATGCTCTCTACTATCAAGGCCAGCTGGACATGCAGGTTGTCACCATCAATCTGGTCCAGTAGGCAGCTGCTGGTCCACTTCCAATAACGTAAGGGGTAGTACATGGCAACTTTCAAGGTGGCCTACAACCAGGCAACGCATAAGGCAATCATCCTCGATGGTGCCGATGCTCTGCCTACTGGTTCGGTCGATGCGGGCACCTTCGAGCACATCGAAGGTGGAGTCGGTGCCAAGCCGACTCATGCCCTGTTCCATCACGTTCAGGATCTCTTGCAGAAACTGGGTGTGGTGGACATGGCAAGCGTGCAGATCGAGTACCAGGCCGATCACATCGCAGTCCGGGGTGTCATCGTCAACTTCACAGCCTGCACGCTGGCTGTAGGGGACACCAAGCAGATCACGCCGACCATGATCCCTCAGAACTCGTCGGAGCAAGGCTGCATCTACAGCTCTCAAGATGAGAGTAAGGTAACCGTCAGCTCCACCGGCCTGATTGCAGCTCAGGCTGCAACACAGACGGGTAGCGTTGAAATTACCATCAAGACCAAGGACGGCGGTCACACCGCGAAGGTACAAGTCGTGGTCGAATAATCCCTTTCTTGGGTTTATTCACTCTTTAAGCCCTGCCTTTATGGCGGGGCTTTTTTATTTCTGGCAGGAGATAGGCAATCATGGCATCGGCACTGTTCGCATCCAAAACCAAGAACCAGACGGCCCCAACACCGTCCACCATCTCGTACACCGAGAAGGGCAACATCGTGTTCCCGTCCCAGGAAAAGATCCATCGCCAGCTCAACCATGTGCTGGGTGTGTTCAAGGACAGTGAAGGCGGTATCCGTCCCCACTTCCACCTGACAGGCGAGTCCGGTACAGGCAAGTCGTTTCTGGTCAAGATGGTTGCTGAAGAGTTCAAGATGCCCTTCATCGAAGTCAATGCCGCTGGCCTGACTGCTGAAGGCTTGTCAGGCAACTCGTTGAGCAAGGCTCTTGCCAAGCTCCGGGAGCACTGGAACGAGCCGAACATCATCTTCGTGGATGAGTTCGACAAGCTGTTCCAGCGTAACGGTGAAGGTGCCGAAGGCTTCCGGGTCAACGTGCAGGATGAGTTCCTGACCGCTCTGGAAGGCAAATACGTGTCCGTGTTCGCTGACTACGGCAAGTACCCTCAAGTGGTCGTCGAGAACTCCCTGTTCATCTTTGCCGGGGCATGGTCGAACCAGAAGATCCATACCCTCAGCGAACTGAAGGACGCCGGTGTACGCACCGAGTTTGTCGGCCGGGTTCCACTGGTGTTCCACACCGAACAGGTCACTCTGGCAGAGCTGGAAGCCGCCATCCCCAGCATCGATCTGTTCATCAAGTACCGCAAGCTCTACAGCGGAACCAGACAGAACAAAGACGTGGCCGGGATCATCAAGATCCTCAAGGAGCAATCCGAAGAGATGAACATCGGCATTCGCCTGCTCAACTCGGCCATCCACCAATACTACATGAGGGACGTGTAATGGCACTCGTCATTCGTACCAATCAAGACATGGGCCTCATCGATCCAGCCAGGCTGCCTGAAATGTACAGCGAAGACGCTGGCCTCAAGCTTGAAATCATGCAGAAGCTGGTGGCCGGTTCCATCGAGGCGATCTATCTGGGTGCCGGGGTCAATGTCAATGACACCGTGTACCACTGGATGGTCATCAACGAGGAAGGCAAGCTCAAGGGTTTGCCCCTCAACGCTTTCGCTACCAAGATCTTTCGCGGTTGCTGTAACCCTGACGATGTAATCGTCGGTGTAGCCATCCTGCTACAAGAAGACGAGATGAAGTAATGGACGGGTTCTATGCATTCTGCATGTGGACGGCTTTCGTAGCGTTCATGTCCTTCGCCACTGGTAAATACTTCCCGGCTACTGACATTCGTAAAGACTGCGGCCTGACGGGTGAAACCATCATCAGCAAGACCGTAATCAAGTGCAAGCCCGTGGCTGCCATCGTGGATGGTCATCGGGTTAATTTCGAGGAAAAGGAGTAGTTATGGGTAGTATGATCAAGCTGTTTGGCAACATCACCGCACACGGTGTCGAGTACAAACTCCCCGACAAACCCCCTTCTGAACTGGTCTGGGTTGACCCCAAAGGCCATGTGAACTGCTGGTGCTCGGTACTGGGTGGCACATCCGGTTCCAGCTCCAGTCCTCGGACCGAGTTCCGTGAAACCATCAACGAGTTCTCCAGTGATAAATACAACTGGATCGTGGATGGCAAGACTACACATACCCTCGCAGGCACTGTCCGTGTCGAGCTGGCTCCGTCCAGTGGCAAGGTCATCGTCGGTCAGATCCATGCCCACCTTGCTGGCAATCCATTCCTGATGGTGACCTGGTGGAACGGGTACATCCGTGTGGACATGCGCTTCAAGCCTGATGGCGATGCCGTCAACGTACTCAAGCTGGCCTGCCCACTGAGCAAGTCCTTCAAGTACCTGATCACCATCAGCCCTGAAGGGATCATCCACATCAACCTGAACGGTGAAACCTTCACCACCAACGTGGACACAGCGTGGAAGGCTTGCCCCTTCTATTACAAGTTCGGTGCGTACTGCATCGACCATGAAGGTCCAGCTGAAGAAGGTGCGTGGGTCGTCTACGAAGACTTTGCGGCGTTGCACGATGAAGCAGCTTAACCAAGGGCAGCGGTTCACAACCGATCCCTTGGAGGCGATTCGCACGGCGTTCCACGTGGAACAATCCGATGTTGGTCTGACCCAAGGCATGTACTTGGGCCAGCACGACTACACCTTTCAGGCCGACGACGTAGGCCGTTTGGTCGAGGTTGTTCAAGACATGTCCCCCGGATTTCTTTCGTGGGGGTTTGGGTCTGTGTTTGCAGACCTGCGTCAGCAATACCCCGATCCCAAACCTTATGTAGTCGAGGTATGACCCATGTCGCTGTTCCCCTTGGTTCCCGATGACCTGATTGAGCGTAGGAATCAAATCCTCCTGCGTATCCATCGGTTCGTTGAAGTACGGGACTTAGGCTTCGTCTTGGACGATAAGCCCAGCCCCTGCCACATCTGGACTGGTGGCGATTCTGGCAACGGTCGAGGCGGTGGCTATGGCCGTGTCTCCATCAATGGGGAAACAGCGGCTGTTCACCGTGTCGTCTACACCCATTTCTATGGGTATGTCCCTACAAAGAAACAGATCGATCACAAGTGCAACAACCGCTTGTGCTGCAATCCTGCCCATCTTGAGATGGTCAGCCATCTCAAGAATCAGCGGCTCCGTGCGAAGCGAGCCAGGGAAACCAGAGCATGAATACTGAATGCACTGAAGAGATGTATGAGGCGTTCAAAGAGGTGATGCGTGGTCCTAGCGCAGACACTGAGACTTACGCTGATCTGGTGAAAAATGCCATTGAAGCCGCACTTCGGGTGAAAGCTCGGGATGAACTGGAAATCCTTGGCTACACCCGAGAGGGCAAGCCGATCCATCCAATCAAACCAGGCATGATCGCCACTGCCTGCACCATCGTGTGTGCTGGCTGCCGGACAACCATCCGTGGCATGGGTGGCCCGATGCAAGGTGCCGTCTGCGTCCAATGCTGGGAGAAGAAGTGATGAACCAAGAGAAGAAATTCGACTTCGAGCATATCGACGTCAAGCTGTACCTGGCGTTGAGAAAAGTCACAGCAGAGTATCAAGTGGTGGTTAACGGCCCTGAATTCTCTGGCTCTGGTGACTGGGTGATGATCAAACAGTGTGAAGATGCACTGGAAGAATTCGAGCTGTCCCACGGTCCACTGCCTGACTGGGCTGTTGCCCGTAACTGGGCCTACGAACTGGTGCCCGGTGCTCAGCTGATGACCAAAGACGGTCGTGTCACTGGCAATGCCCACATCTTACGATGCCATCCAAAAGAGTCCGGTCTTGAGTTGAGACCACTCTACGACTGCATCACTGATGCCGGTTCGTACATCCATGGATTCAGTGAAGCTGAAATTCACAATCAATTCTGGATTGGTGATTACGTCTCCGATCCACAAACCCTCATCGCCCGTTTCGGCAACCATGGCGAAGACTACGGAGTTCGGCAAAATGACTCAGTTCAGTGAATTCGGTGCTCGCCAGCGTTCCTACAAGCTGGTGCTCGATTACCTGCTCCAGTTCGGTATGACCAAGCTGGTCGAGAACGAAGACAGCGAGTACCCCAGAACCACTGGCGGACTCGTAGGATTCAGTCTGGGATCGTTTTCCAAGTCGGCTGTTAAGCCAGGTGACCTGGTTTTGCTGACCAGTGCCCATGCTGATAAGTGGCGTCTGAGCTGGCTCGTAGAGATGCTGCCCAACGAGATCTACCGCTGCGAGTCCCTGATAGACGGCGAGTTGGCTGACTGGTCCAACGTCGGCATCAGCTACTTTCATCGGCCCACAGTGGAACAACACCCCAACTGGAAGTGGACTGATGCTCAGCATGAGTTCTCTGACCGTTGGTTCGAGGCTGCCCGCAAGTGCGATGAGTACATGTGGCGTCCCTGCTTACCTGACTTTCAGGAAGACGGATCTGTTGTTGTGGGGGTTCGGATGCGTCATGGCATGGGGGATTCCCCTCGTCCAACCATCACCCTGCACCGCTGGAAAGCACTCACTGAGCGAATGCTCATCAACCGTTTCCGTGCCTTGGAGAAGACTGCCGAGGAACAATGGAAAGCTCACTGCGAGGCACGTAAAAATGTCTGACCGTACCCCTACAACTGATGCCCTCGAAACCTTGGGCATGATCCACTTCAAGCCTGAAGCTCGTGATGCCATTCACCTTGCGGTGGATGCAGTGAAAGCAGGTTGTAATCTGTGTGCCGGTGAACGTATCGGCATCATTGACGGGGTTGCATGGCCTATCAATAAATTGATGGGGCATGAGCCGCCCAATGGCCATTTGACCTACAAAGTCCCGTATCACGGAATAGTCGATCCGTTCCTGCCAACCAAACGGTTGGGTGATACAGATATGACCTATAGCGTGCTGGAAGGTGAATCCTTCTGGTTCGTTATGGCTCCACGCATGGTCAAGAGCCTGCGTCATGTCTGGGAGCATCCTGATTTCCCGGAGGGTAAGTGATGGAACATCCCTACCCACTGGAAGAACATGATGTTCGCTGTATGTGCGGTGATCCGGTGGCTCTGGCCTATGCCTGGATCAAAGGCTATGCCGAGAACCTCAATGCCCTGTGCGGTGATCCAGACGACGAAGATGACGAATACTACGGTAGCGTTACCGTGGATGAGCTGCTGGAAGTTGCTGATAGCCAACAACCTCAAAGCGGTCATCGTTGGGGTGGTGACTACCTCTCCCGTGGTGGTGCTTTTGAAGGCTTATCCGTCGATCCCACCTTCTGGAAACACTACGCCGTGTTCCGGGGCATCCCTGAAGACAAAGTGGAAGAAGCTCATTTCTTCTCCTGCTCCTGCTGAGGCAAGCCATGTCTGAACAGAAAATCACCATCGGCCTGATGGGGAGTCTGGTAAAGCCAATCCCTGACGGTCACAGAAATCCTCTCTGGGATGATATTCAAGATCGGCTGAACAAGGTCGATCTGGAGATCAACTACGAAGGCACGCTGATCTATAGTCTGGAAATTCATAAAGACGCCTACGACTTCGACGGCCTGTCCATCGGCAACCCGGCCAACCCGGACGACTTCGTTCGTCTGTGTGCTGATCAGCTGATGCCCGTTTCACCTCACACCGTCGAGCCGTACTTCGCTCACTGGTACAACGGTGCAGACAGCCCAATGTCCACGCTGGAACTCGAAGAGTTCATGAAAACCTGAGTGTTTCACGTGGAACATAAAAATCCCCCATCGGAAACGGTGGGGGATTTTTATTTGGATATCAATTACTTATGGAGTTTCCCATGGAACAGAACCTGTATCGTAGCACCCCGAGGAAGATCAGGGAGTACGTCCGGGACTGCATGTATGCAGGTCTGGTGCCGTATGTTCACTCTTCGCCGGGGATGGGCAAGTCAGCCATCATGGCCTCCCTGGCTAAAGAGCTGGACCTGAAGCTGATCGACCATCGTCTGTCCACTTCAGCCCCTGAAGACCTTTCCGGTCTGCCCCGTTTTCGTGAAGACGGCACTGCCGAATTCGCCCCGTTCGCTGACCTGTTCCCGCTGACCACTACTGCGATGCCGGAAGACAAGCAAGGCTGGATGCTCTTTCTCGATGAGTTCCCGTCTGCTTCCAAGTCGGTACAGGCCGCAGCCTACAAGCTGATCCTCGACAAGATGGTCGGCCAGCATAAGCTCCACGAGAACCTGTGCATTACGGCTGCCGGTAACCTGATGACCGACCGGGCCATCGTCAATCCGATCGGCACTGCCATGCAGAGCCGGGTAGTCCATCTGGAAATGGAACTCAGCTTTGATGAGTGGCTGTATGACGTGGCTCTGAAAGAGAACTACGACAGCCGGGTCATTGCTTACCTGTCCCAGTACCCGTCCAAGCTGATGGACTTCAAGCCCGACCACAACGAGAAGACCTTCTGCTGCCCTCGTACCTGGGAGTTCATGGAACGGCTGGTGCGAACCAAGGGGATGATCAAGGACGCTGACACGGCTCTGTACGCTGGCACCATCACCAGTGGTGTAGCAGCTGACTTCGTGCAGTTCACTCAGGTCTACGCCAACATCGTCAAGATCCCGGACATCCTCCGTGATCCTGCTGGCTGCTACCTGCCACAAGACGCCAACACTCGCTGGGCCACCATCTCTTCGATGATGGAACACGTGAACGAGAAGAACTTCGGTCCCATGTCCGAGTACGCCAATCGTTTCGATATGGCCTTCCGTATCCTGTTCTACCGCTCGGTGATGGTCCGTCAACCTGACCTGCGTACTCATGCTCCCTTCCGGGATGCCATGTCCACCTTGTCCAAATACCTGCATGGGTGATCTATGAACACACTGCCCGTTATCGATGAGTTCGAGCTGACCCGAGACTTTGACCGAACCAAGTCAAAGCTCTTCATCGGCAGCAATGCTGCGTTCTTCGGCTCTATCCTGTGCTCCATGGAGTTCATCTGGATGCCGGAGATCCCGACTGCTTGCACGGACGGTGTGTTCCTCGGCTGGAATCCTTACTGGTTCCTGAAGCTCCCCAAGAACACCCGTGTCACCGTGCTCATGCACGAGATCTGGCACGTAGGCCGTCTGCACGGATTACGTCGTGGCACTCGTGACCCTGAATACTGGAATTACGCCTGCGATATCTGGATCAACAACCAGCTGGAGAAGGAGAAGTATTCGTTCGAGACAGTCGAAGACTGCTGGAAGAATCCCTACTACCTCGGCTGGGTGGAGGAAGACATCTACGATGATCTGGTCAAAAACCAGATACCTCCGCCTCCCGGTGGAACATGGGGGATGGGTGACTGTGACCTGAAGGAACCAAACGGGGATACTCAGGCCAAGAACCTCAACACCGTGGTCAAGGCTCTGCACACGGCCAAGGCCAGTGGTGCAGGCAGTCTGCCGGGTGACACCGAGATCATCATCAGGAAATTCCTGGAGCCTGTGGTTCCGTGGAACATCCTGCTGCTGGGCTTCTTCAACGACCTGCTCGATGAAGACTACACATGGGCCAGACCTAATCGCAGACACTCCGATATCTACCTGCCATCCCGTTTCACGGATGACGGTCGGTTGGAGCACCTGTGCTACTACCTCGATGTGTCTGGTTCGATCAGCCGTCAGGATGTGATCCGCTTCAACTCTGAAGTCAAACACATCTGGGAGACGTTCAAGCCCCTCAAGCTGACCATGATCCTGTTCGATACAGAGATCCAAAAGACCATCCAGTTCACGGAAGGGGACTTGTTCAACGAGATCCAGGTGACTGCTGGGGGCGGTACGTCCTTCATCTGTGTGCGTGAGCACATGATGGAGACTCGGCCGACAGCTGCCATCATCTTCACGGATCTGGACTGTACCCCCATGTGTCCGCTTGATTACGATGTGCCCGTCATCTGGGTGGCAACTCGTGCAACAGGCCGGACAGTCCCTTTTGGCAAACTCATTCACATCAGGAAGTAGTACATGGTCATCAACGGCAAGACGCTATACGAGCTGGCCCCAATCAAGAACATGATCGCTGGCAAGGACACCGCCCATGGCACCAGCTATGGGCTGGGTGAAGCTGGCTACGATATCCGCATCAAGCAAGAGATCCGGTTTAAGCCCCAGCATCTACGTAATGGCATCACCAAGTTCGTACACGAAGTAGACGGATGGGGTAACCCCGGACGCTTCTGTCTGGCCTCGGCCATCGAAGAATTCGAGATGCCGTACAACCTGACCGGCATCGTCCACGACAAGTCCACTTGGGCACGTCGTGGCCTGTCAGTCTTCAACACCGTCATCGAACCGGGCTGGTCCGGTTTCCTGACTCTGGAGCTGGTCTACCAAGGGGAAGGTGAACTCCTTATCCCTGCTGGTTCAGGCATCGCTCAGGTCATGTTCCACGAGCTGTCGGACGAGGCGGCCTACAACGGCAAGTACCAGAACCAGAAAGACAAGCCAGTCCCTGCCAAGAAATCCTGATTGTTTTCTTGGATTGAAAAACCCCTGAATCAAATAGGTAGTCGCTGCCTTTTCAGCGACATTACTGGAGAAGTACCCATGGCATTTACCAAACTGAAATCTGGCGGTCAGCGTGTTCGTGTCGATCTGGCGAAGGTGGTTTACTTCACCGAGCTGGAAAGCGGCAGCACCTCGCTCAGCTTCATCAACGGCGACACTCTGGTCGTCGAAGAATCCTTCCAGACCGTCAGCAACCGTGCCAACGGTTCGGGCGAAGTGACCGCTGCTGTCTCGGTCGCTGAAGGCGCGTAAGATTCCTGCCGGAACGCCTGGTCACCGTAAGTGACCCCGATGCACCTGTGCTGATTCACAGGCTGCATTGGTCAGGTAGCAGAGCTGCTCGGAGCAATATCATTCACCCCATGTGTAAGCCCTGCAATGCGCAGGCTTGTGGTAAGTAAGCTCAGAGCTGAAATGGTGATCTATGGTTTGTGGTTCGATTCCACTCGCTGGCAGTCAGGGGGACGCCCTGTGCTGCTACCTGAACCAATGCAGCTTTCCCAATGAGAGAACTCCGGTTCTCTCTTTTTTATCGAGCCGGTTGGGAATGGCTGACTAGCGAAGGCGAAGCCGGAGTCTGTCTGGCATTCACGACTGGCCGCTGCCGCAGGCGACGTTCAGCTGACCCACTGCGGTGTGCCATGAGATACATAGAAGGGATGAGTTTCACCCCTATGTAAATCAATGACTTAGACAGGGGGGTTCGTTCATCTGGATGAACACACCCCTGTTCAAATCCGAGTGCTATATCAGCCTGTATGTGCGCTATGCTATTCATGCTGTTCACTATCTCACAGACGTAGAGACACCATCATGAGCGACCAGAAACCTGTGCGGTATCACCAATCCCCGGTACGGGGTACATGGGTTCAGACTGAGCGTGCAGGCCATGAGGCATGGGCAGCACTCACTCAGGCAAGCCCCAAGGCTGCCCAGCTGATGCACGTGCTCGTTGCCAACATGGATGAGAAGGGTGCCTTGGTGACCAGTCACAAGGTCTTGGCAGAGCTGTGCAGCGTGTCGGTCATGACCATACGCCGTGCAGTCGATACCCTGACCAAGCTCAATTTCATCCAGACCATTCGCATCGGCAGTGAACGGGGTGGTGCCTTGGCCTACATCGTCAACAGCCGTATCGCATGGGCGGACAAGCGAGCCAACATCCGCTACGCCAAATTCAGTGCCACCGTGCTGGTATCGTCTGAAGAACAGAACGTCCTCGACGGTCCCCCACTCCGTCAGATCCCCCGCATTCAGGTCGAAGAAGACCTGGAACAGACTCTTGAGTTAACCGCAGTGCAATAAGGTGAGCCGTGAGTAATGAAGTAAGAGAAGTCTGGGAAGACGCCTACAGTCGTGGCGTCGTTGCCCGCAATGAAAACCGCCCCAAGGTTCAACCCAAATCCTTTAACAAGAACTTCTATTACTGGCTCGCCGGATGGAATGACCGTGACATGGAATTGGAGAACCAAGGGATCAACGAGGAATGCAGTAATGGTTGATACCCATGAAGTCTTGCAGTTCACCTATACCAACCATCGTGGCGAAACAGCGAAGCGTCGTGTGATGCCCGAGCGTATCTACTTCGGTACTACGCCTGATCATCCTCAACCTACTTGGTTGATGACGTCCTACTGCTTCGACCGTCAGGCGCAACGCACCTTCGATCTGAAGAAAATGGTGTTCTGATGAAGAAGCCGATGACGTTGCCCAGCTGGATGACGAAAGTTATCAAGCCGGGGCATATCACCCAAAGCTCCATGGATGCAGGCCATCTCGTTCTTCTGTTGGCTCTGAGCCTGCGACTTCACGACAGTGCCGATGAGATCCGTGATCTGTGCCGTCGTGTGCAACCTCAAGTGCCGATGGGCATGGTGCCCAACATGAAGCGTCTGGCTCGTGAGCCGGATGACGAGAAGGTCTTCGAGGCTGCCCTGCTGATCATCAACAAGGGCTGCATGAAGATGGGCATAGCACCGGATGTGGTCTTTGTCCGCAACGATGCTGAACCAGAGAAACCACCCTTCCTCACCGAAGATGAAGTCATGGACCAGCTCAAGGTCATGGCTGCCGAGATCTCTGATGCAACCACCTTGGCCCGTCTGATTAATGAGATGGTCGATAACGTGCCCGAGCATATGAAGGGCGCACTCTATGTTGTGGCGGGGTCCAAGAACCCCCGTGCCACTATTCACGCTGCTGTAAGGGATTATCAATATGGCTGAGAAATCCGTTGTTGAAGAATTGCAGTCTCGCAACGAGCGTCAACGCAAGACCATTGTCGAGCTGACCCAAGAGGCCAGAAACGCAGTTGCCAAGATCAAGGAAATCCAGATCTGGGAACGGTTCGCCGGTTACATGCTGGACAACTGCGAAGGTCAGACGGTCACTGAAGAGAACCTTCAGTTCTGGTTGTCCGAGATGCTGAGAAAGGAAGCTGAAGCCCTCAAAGGGGTGAAGGCATGAACCTCTCCCGGCAGAGTCAGCTGCTGCAAAGCCAGTCCTCGCTGGCAAAGAAAGTCTTCGATGTGGTGCCGATCCAGGATGCCTGGTCGTGCAACTACATCCTCAGTGAGCTGACCAAAGCCACTGGCAGCAGTCCCACCATCCATGCGGTACGTGCCTGTCTGGGCGACCTTGAGGACAATGGTCTGGTCAAACAGACCAACAACCGCTTTCAACGAATCGCCGTCAAGGCTCAAAAGGTGACTTCCATGTCCGAGATTGCCCAATTGGTTCCTAAAGCTGAACCAACGAAAGAAGATACCTTCAGCCTGCTGGCGGACCTCTCCGCTGAGATGGTCGATCTGGGCAAGGATATGGTCACTCGCATGACCTCCATTTCTCAGCGTCTGGAACAGATAGCTCTGTCGGTCGAGACTGAGCGTAAAGACAACGCTCAGGCTGCCGAGAAGCTCAAGCAGTTGCAGACCTTGCTCAAAGGTCTGACAGACTGATCAGCTTGTCTTGGGGGTGAGTGACCCCTAAGATCCCCGCCCCATCCATGAAGGAATAGACTCATGTGCAGTAAATGTGATGCCCGTCGCGTAGCCGTCATCTCCACCATCGCCGCTCTGGGCCAGAGTCTGGCTGAAACCGCCAAGATCCTGTACGACATCAACGCCAATAAAGAAATGGCATTGGTGCTGGATCGTGTACGTGAAGTGTTCGATCTGGACCCTGATCGGGTGTTCCTCGACGAGAACTACGATCTGCAAGCCAAGCCGAACGACGAGCAGGTAACCGATGCACGCACTGAAGGTCAAACCTCCGGTTCTGCATCCTTCGCCGAAAAGCTCTCTGAGCTGCTGGGCGAGATGGTTGGCGATCAGCCAAAGCAACCCGAATACTTCTTCGTCACACCGCCCGGTGCGACCAAGGCAGAAGTGGATTACATGCTGGGTTACATTGCTGAAAAGCAGGGTATTGCAGTAAGTGATATCAAAGTGGTTTAATATCTCCGCCTTGATACACCTCTGCTCTAGCCGCCGCTGCACCACAAAACCCCTCTTCGGAGGGGTTTTTCTTTGCCTGAATTTCCTACAGCAAGATGGACCCTCCGATGAAAGCAGTTTACGAAAACCACTACCTCACCGACCGTGACGTAGCCAACTTTGCTCGCCATTCGTTTGCCGATCTGGCCGACAACTTCACCGAAGCCCAGAACAACAACCTGATCAAGTTTCTTGCCCGTGGCATGAAGACCAGTGATTGGGATGGGCTGATTGCCAAAATGCTGTTCGGCCTGCATGAGTCTTCGGCTCAGGATCTGGCTCGCTACCTGCGTAAGATCCCGTGTCACTGGGTGCCATTCGGTCATCCACACATCTCGCTTCGCATGTCCGCCCCGGTGCCGATCCGTACCCAGTGCTTCAAGCACAAAATCGGCTTCGTGGAATCGGAAGAGTCTCGTCGCTACATCAAGTCCCGGCCTGTGCTGTTCATCCCTGACCAGTTCCGTGCCGTGGCTGAAGACGTGAAGCAAGGCAGCGGCGGTACTCACTCAGGCAGCACCTTCTGGCGTGATACCTACATCTCCCAGTGCAATCACATGATCGATCTCTACATGGAGATGATCGATGAAGGCATCTGCCCTGAGCAGGCTCGCCTGGTACTGCCACAAGGTGTGGAAGTGAACTGGGTCTGGACTGGTTCGCTGTACGCCTTCGCAATGGCCTACAACGCCCGCAGCGAGGCCCACGCCCAGAAAGAAGTACAGGATCTGTTCGCTGAAGTGGACCAGATCATCGCTCCACTGTTTCCTGTCTCTTGGGCAGCTCTCACCGAGTAACCCTTGATCGGTTTTTGTGGTCGTTCGCCCCTGTCAGAAATGGCAGGGGCATTTTTATGAACGCAATTCCACATTCAAAAGCCGAGCTTTAAGGAGTTCAAGATGCAGGTTAGCCAAGTAGACGACCACCTCACACACGCTGTGATCGGTCAGCAAGAAACCGAAGAGATGGGCGTTGAAGACAGTGCTGCCCTGATGCACATCCTGTCCACCGGCCTGTACACCCACCCCAAGCTGGCAGTGGTTCGTGAGATCTGCTGCAACGGTTGGGACGGTCACATCTTCTCGATGATTACCGATGTTCCGCTGCAAGTGGAACTGACCCAGACTCAGATGACCATCCGTGACTTCGGTCCGGGCATCCCCCATGCCAAGATCCGCTCGGTCTATGGCACCTACGGCAAGTCCACCAAACGTGACGACTCCAAGTCCACAGGTGGCTTCGGTCTGGGTTCCAAGGCTCCGTTTGCCTACATCGACAGCTTTGAAGTTGTCTCCCGGCATGACGGTGTGAAGACCGTGTACCGTGTCTCCAAGTCCTCCATGGCCTTGGGTGGCAAGCCTTCAATCAACAAGATCGTGGCCGTGCCCACCGACGAGACAGGCATCTCGGTGACCTTCGATATCAAGCCGGGTGATTACCCAGCTTTCGAGCGTCACCTCAAGGAAGTCGCCATGCTGGGCGAGATCCCCATGGTACTGAACCAAGGGGAACAACTGCCCATGCTGCCCCTGATGGACTCGCCGACCGGCTACATGATCAACGAGTTCAAGGGCACGCTCACCGATACCATCAACGTCCGTTACGGCAACGTGGTGTACCCGATCCCTCGGCATGAAAAGTATGACGAGCAGTACAGCTACATCCTTCGCAAGCTCGAAGGCATGGGCTGGCAGACCCGGATTACCTTTCTGGCTCCACCGGACAGCATCTCGATTGCCCCCAGTCGAGAGGCCATCATCCTTTCGGATGCGACGGTCAAGACCATCGATACGCTGCTGCGTAGCTTCGACGGTAAAGAGCTGAAGCGTGGGGATGAGACGGGCAAGCAGGTCATCAGCCATCTGGTGAATGAAACTCTGCATCAAGAGCCTGTAGCCGAGAAGATGTGGCAGGTCTTCAAATCCATCGAGGTGTCCTCGAAGGGCAAGCTGCCAGGCATCATGCACCCGGCAGGCATGTTCTCTTACACTCTGCGTAAAGCCCGACTGCACCACATCATCCTGAACGCGAGTAGCAACGTGAACATCGATGAGGTGTACATCAAGCGTTTGCACAAGCTGGCGTACAGCGGGCGTGTACCGCAGAAGTTCATGCTCGAAATCCTGAAGACGCTCCGTCGTACCGGGCAAAAGCAGGTAATGGTGCGGGGTGACATCAAGCAACAGTCCCTGCTGCATAAATCCCTGCACCGGCACGTCACTCTTCCTATCCGTCTCGCAGTGGCAAGCGAAGAGAAGCTGACCATGGACCGAGTGTTCTACACCGATACCTGGGGGCGTTCCCATACGCCCAATCTGGTGAACCCACGGCAGCTGCGGATACGCAGCGTAGAGGAAGTTGTAGCCTTTGGCTTCAAGCGTGTGCTGTTGGCACGCAACAAGACACTGATCAACGACTTCTTCGATGGGTTGCACCGCCAGGCCCACAACCAAGGGGACTACAGCCGTACTTCAGCCCATGGCTGGGTGGTGTATCTGGTTCCGGCTCATGAGCCGACTCAGGACATTATCCGGGAAGCCTTCACAAAGCTCGGTTACGAGATTCATGAGCGTATCCCTGCCCGTGTGATACGAACCAAGGAGATCGATCCTAACGCTCCGGTGGCTGTGAAAAAGCCTGCCAAAAAACGGAAGACGATGATCTCTCTGACTCAGGCTTACAACGCTCGGGCTAGTCATTGGTTGCTCAATACCGGACGGGAAGTCAATCACAAAGAACCTGAGAAGGGTGTACTCGATCCTGTTGCCTTCGCTGTGCTCAACAGCAAATCAGACTACCCGTACCAATTCCACGGTCTGGGCACTGAGAAGTGCAGGATCATTACCCAGATCTGGGGCGATCAAATCGCTGTAGTCACTTCAGTTCAAGCCGAAGTATTGAAAGCCAAAGGAATCCCCGACGTGAAAGCTTTTGTATTCAACCATGCAGATAAAACCCTGTCGGCCAAACAAGACTTCCGTCGTTATTTGGCTTTCAAGGCCCAAGGTGCTGGCAAAGAATCCTTGGAAAACAAAGTCATCAACCAGCTTTGTGTTCACGAAGACCTGATGAAAGAACTGGGCCTGCGTTTCGCTATCAGTGCAGAAACTGCACTGCTGGTGACGTTCTACGAGAACCTTGATCACTGGAATGATCGAGAAAAAATGCCCCTGTGTGACGCGATCAAGGCGAAGGTGAAGCCTTCTCCGAAGTATCAGGAAACCGTCGCCAAGTTGCACAACTCCCCGTGGGCCAAGTACATCAAGTTGGGCGTACTTGCCGTGGAACTGGAAAGTGTCATCCCAAACAGTGCGGAAGCTGAGCTGCCGTACACCATCCTCCGCAACCTCCTGAAGTAAGAGGCACATCATGGAAAAGGCAACTGTGAAAATCATTGCTGCCAACGTGGATCAGTACAACCTGACCATGTACAAGGCAGACGGCACCACCATCAAGATCCCGCAAGGCGATCCCCGGATTCGTCCTCTGGTGGAAAAGGTCATCCCGGCCATTGAGGCGAACAAGTTTGCCCTGTTGGTTCAGGAAGACCTGACCTTGGTCAGTCACTATGGCGAAGCCGAGAAGCAACTGGGCGGTGTCGCCAAGTTCTTCCGCATCGTCAAGACCAAGGTCAAGGAGATCGTGGACAAGTTCAGCACCAACACGGTTGAACCCTTCGGCATGGTGGGGGAAGTCCCAGATCCTACGGTTACTCTCGACGTGACGCCTGTCGCCAAGGTCGAGGAAGACGAGGACGACAACCTCAAGTCCATGCCTCTCACCAAGAGCATGGCAGCGGTTGAAGAGATCCTGCGACATTCGAGCAAGACCTCAGACGCTGCTTTCCATACACCGGATACTCCGGGCGAGGAAACGACTGTGGTGGCCGTGCTGGAAGACGGCACCATCATCCCAGGCATCGAGCAGATCGATGTTCAGTTCCGTGCTCTGGTCGGAAAGCTGGGCACTGTCACTGGCATGACCAACTTCCTCAAGCGTCTGGGATCGGTGCAGCACAGCCACTCCGCCCAAGACCTCCTGAAGTTCATGGAGAAGGGCGAGCTGCCTATCGCTGACGATGGCTGTGTGCTGGTCTACAAACGCCTTCGTCGCAAGGGCGATCGCTACGTCGATTGCCATAGCGGCAGGGTACAGCAACGTGTCGGCAGCTACGTCTGCATGGACAAGTCGCTGGTAGACGCCAACCGCAGCCGTGACTGCTCCAATGGCCTGCACATCGCACGTCGTGACTACCTGAGTTCCTTCAGTGGTGACGTGTGTGTGCTCGCCAAGCTGGCACCGGAAGATGTGATCGCCGTACCTCACGGTGATGCCCGCAAGCTGCGTGCTCGGGCTTACCACATCATTGCCGAGCTGAGCCAAGCGGATCACGATCTGGTCACCCAGAACCGTCCGATGGCCGATCAGGTGCTGCTGGGCAATGCCATCGCTGGCAACCATGTGGGTGTGATCGAGCGTGTCGAGATCACCCAGCAATACGGCAGTGGCGTCATCATCACTCCGGTCGAGGAAGGCCACACCACCCCGACGCTGGAGGAAAACCTGAAGGGCGATTCTCTGGATCATCTTCCAGAGGAAGTGTCCCCCGAGGGTACGTCCGTCGATGCCAAGGAATTGGCGAAAAGCCTGGCGAAGCCTGTTGAACCAGTGAAAGAAGAAGTCTTCACTGCACCACCGGGCGGCGTGTACGTCTGTGAGGTCGATGAGTCCTGTGGCGAAGCGACTCCACCACCTGCCCCACCTGTGACCAAGAAATCCCCTGTCCAGCAACTGGTCGAGGCTTTCGTGGATGCAGCTACCCCGGATGGAAAGACGGCTGCTGCTCTCGCTCTGGTTGACCACAAGAAGAAGGTCAAGAAGAGCTGGACTGCTCTGGGTGTACCGGCTGCTGTTGTTGATGCTGCGGTTGCCCGTATCAACGAGCACAACAAGCCGGAACAGAAGAAGGTCAACGAGTTCTTCGTCCCTGTCGAAGCCAAGCCAGAGAAGAAGAAACAGCCAAACCCACTGGCTGGCTCGAAGCTAGATGCCAAGGCACCGGCCAAGCCTAAAGCGAAGCCCGTCGCCAAACCGAAAACCAAACCAGCCCCGGAGGGCAAACCTGTGAAGCGTACACAGAAAGAAGAAGCGGCCCACCTGCTCGAAATCTACAACCGCAACCCGGACAAGACCAATGCCCGTCATCTGGTCGAGTTCAAGAAAGCGGCGAAGAAGAGCTGGGACGTTCTCGGTGTCGATGCCAAGCTGGGCAAGAAACTCGAAGAGCGTGTGAAGCCCTAAGTTGTTCCCCCTAAGATGCCTCTAGTCTATTAGACTAGAGGTATTTTTTATGGAGGTAACAAACATGTCATCCGTCTATCGAGTCAATCGGAAGTTTTCCGACGCTGATGTTGAGCGTCTGAATAGTGTGGGCTTGTCCCTCGCTACCATCGCCAAAGTGCTGGGCTGTCACCAGACAACCGTGACCCTGCGGTTGAAGTCCTTGGGCATTGAACCTGCTGACACTCGCCGGACATTCATGGAGGACATTTTTGTCAGCCTTACCCCTGACCATCAAGAGTGGCTTGCTGACCAGCTGCGGGGCGGACGCACCATCAAAGGTTATGTCCGCCAGCTGCTGATCAAGGAGTACGCTCGCCAAAACGAGAAGTCCCATGAACAAGACGTTTGAAAACTGCACCCTGCTGGATACGTTTTCCTGGTTCAAGAAAGCCCGTCCTGAAGCTACGGCTCAAGACTTCCGTGCCCAACTGGGTGTGCATCTGGAAGAGGTTGCCGAGATGCTGGAAGTGCTGGACGGCAGCGACCTGCGTACCAATGCCCTGATCGGCAGAGCTGAGCAGGCCATGAAAGAACTGGCCGAACACATCAAGTCCAACAGTGCCGAGGACATCATCACTGTCACCAGTGAAGACTTGTTCCTCGACAGCCTGTGCGACCAAGTGGTTACGGCTACCGGCGTGGCTTACACCCGTGGCTACGACTTCGTGGGGGCCATGACCGAGGTCAATGCCTCGAACTTCTCCAAGTTCGATGAGCAAGGCAACCCCATCTACAACGAGAACCGCAAGGTCATGAAAGGCCCGGCCTACTTCAAGGCCGAGCTGTCCCCCTTCCTTCAATCCTGAACCAACGGGATTAAACAGACCCCTCTGCATTGAGGGGTTTTTCGTAGGAGTACCCCTATGGACCAAATCGTAAAAACCCTCAATGCAGGGCAGGAAGCTGCGGCTGAAGGCTTCTTTAAATTCCTCTTCAGTGATGACAAGGAGATGATCCTCAGTGGTCCCGGTGGTGTCGGCAAGACATTCCTGATGGGCCACATGATCGATGAGATCCTGCCCCGTTACTACGAAACCTGTGAACTCATGGGCATCGACCCTGAGTACGACGATGTTCAGATGACGGCCACCACCAACAAGGCAGCCGAAGTCCTGAGTCTGTCTACAGGTCGTCCCACCGATACGGTCCATGCCTTCATGAACCTGAAGGTGACCGACGACTTCGACACTGGCACCAGCAAGCTGAGCCGTACCACGGCATGGCAGGTGTACCACCGCAAGATCATCTTCGTGGATGAAAGCTCGATGATCGACACGGGCCTGCGTGAAGAGATTCTGGGCGGCACCATCAAGTGCAAGATCGTCTACGTGGGCGATCACTGCCAGATGGCTCCGATCAAGGAACCCATCTCGCCGATCTACAATGCCCGTCTGCCGTTCTTCGAGCTGACCGAGCCGATGCGTAATGCTGGACAGCCTGCCTTGCAGAAGCTGTGCCTTCAGTACCGCAAGGCTGTAGAAGAAGGTGTCTTCCCGGATATCCAACTGACTCCGGGTGTCGTGGACCATCTCTCGGACGAAGAGATGCAGGCCGAGATCGATACCGTGTTCCTGGATACCAAGCCGGATGCCCGTATTCTGGCGTACCAGAACAGCCGAGTGATCGACTACAACACCTACATCCGTCAGATCCGACAACTTCCACCCCGATTTCAGAAGGGTGAATTCCTCATCAACAATTCGGCCATCAAGCTGAAGAAGACGATGTTGAAGGTCGAAGACGAAGTTGAGATCTACGACATTTCATCCCACAGTGAGATGGTCGAGATCGAAACCAACGTGGAACTGGAAGTGATGCATTGCACCCTGCGAACCAAGTTGGGTGACATGCTGTACAACGTACCCATCCCAGTGGATCACGACCACTACCGCAACCTCATCAAGTATTACAAACGCCAGAAACGCTGGAATCGTTTCTTCTTCCTGAAGAACAACTTCCCGGATCTGCGTGAGCGTGATGCTTCGACGGTTTACAAGGCTCAGGGCAGCACCTGCAAAACGGTGTACATCGACCTGACGGATATCAGCAAATGCCACAACCCGAACCAGGTGGCTCGGATGCTGTACGTGGCTGTCTCTCGTGCAACCACACGAGTTGCCTTCTACGGCCAGCTGGCACTCAAGTACGGAAGCATCGTCTTCTAGGGGGAAGGATGGCTATCTCAAATTCAAAGGAAATCATCGACGGCATCAGCAAGGCACTGTTCGAGGCTGAGTACCGTCGCCTCAAGGGCAGGGTGAAGGAACTGTCCCGGATGAACCGGGAGGCTCTGCCAACCACGGTCTACCCGTTCATGTATCAGGGCAAGGTCTACATTCCCGAGGATGTGCCCCACCTGACAGCAGGTCCGGGATCATCCGTTGGTCTGGCATTCAGCCTGTACCCTCAGATGACGGCCTTTCTGGCCGACAAGAACACTGTCGAGCAGGACCGCAAGCAGATCGAGATGATGCTGTTCAAGCTGACCTATCAGGTCTGCAACATGCAGGAGCTTCGCGATACGCTGCCGGACTGTCTGGTGTCCTTGGTTCCCCAGCTGGACAAGATGCCCCGCTGCATGGATCAGAAATTTCTGATCCGTAACGATGAGCGTACCCTGCGTCAATTTGAAGTCATCCTTCCGAAAATGGAGTTCTACTCCGTGGCAAGGCTCATGTATTAGGAGGCCGTATGGCGTACCTGCATTATTCGGCCGAAGAGAAATCCGAGTACCCCTTGGTCTTGCTGACCTCGACGATCCGCAAGGACGAAATCAAGAAGTGTTATCTGGACCCATACGAATGGATGGACCCGGATGACTTGATGGTGTTCTCTCTGCATCAGGCTCCGGGGAAGAAGAAGACCCCCATGGGCGAGATGCGACAGTTCATCGCCGAAGAGCTGGTGCCACTGCTGGAGCAGATGAAAACCCAGTACGTGCTGGTGGCTGACGCCGAATACTTCAAGGCACTCACCAAGCTGGCGAAGGCTGATCCCTATCTGGGCTACGTCAACGACAGTGCCTATGGCAGTTTCAAGGTCATCTATGTGCCCAACTACCGGCAGATGTTTTATGACCCTCTGAAGGTGACCAAGGGCATTGCCCAAGGTGTCACCGCTCTGCGGGACCATGCCACTCAGGTTTACGACGATCCGGGAGCCAACATCATCCACTTCGCCGAGTACCCTCGTACCTACGAGGCTATTAAGGCGTGGCTGGTCCGACTGCTGGAGATGGACACTCCGCTGACCATCGACCTTGAGTGCTTCAGTCTGAAGCACCACAAGGCCGGTATCGGCTCCATGTCCATTGCGTGGAACAAGCATGAAGGCATTGCCTTCCCGGTGGACTGTATAGAAATCCCAGGGGCCGAGAAGGCACCGTTCCTGCTGAACCAACGGAATGAAGAACTCCGGGCCTTGCTCAAGTGGTTCTTCATCCAGCTCAGCAAGAAGGCGATCTACCACAACATCGCGTTCGACGTGTACGTGCTGATCTACGAGCTGTTCATGAAAGACATTCTGGACACGGAGGGCTTGCTCGAAGGTCTGGAAGTCATGCTCAGGAACTGGGATTGCACCAAGCTGATCAGCTATCTGGCGACCAACTCGTGTGCAGGCAACAAGCTCAGTCTCAAGGACCAGGCTCAGGAATACGCCGGTAACTACGCGGTCGATGAGATCAAGGACATTACCCGCATCCCGATGGACAAGCTGCTGACCTACAACCTGGTGGATTCATTGTCCACTTGGTTCGTGCATGAGAAGCGCTTTCCCGGCATGGTGCAGGACCAGCAACAGGACTTCTACCAGAACATCTTCCAGCCAGCGACACTGGATGTAGTCCAGATGCAGCTGACGGGAATGCCGGTCAACATGCACCGGGTTCTGGAAGTGGAGAAGCTGCTGGAAGCTGACCGCAAGTCGGCTGTCGATCGGATGGATGCTTCACCGATCATCCAGCAGTACCAGCACAAACGAAAGGAAGACTGGGTACGCACCAAGAATGCCGAGTGGAAGAAGAAGGTAGGCACCCTCGCTGACGCTGAAGCAGAAATGCTGAAGAAGAAGTCCGTGGTCCGCTGGAATCCCAACTCACCCCCTCAAGTGCAGGAAATCCTGTACGAGATTTTGGGCCTGCCGGTCATCAGCTTCACGGACAGCAAACAGCCGTCCACCGATGCTGACACCCTCAAGGCACTGAAAAATCATACCGAGAACCAAGGGGTCAAAGACCTGTTGGATGCTCTGCTGGATTTTGCCAGTGTCTCGACGATCATCCAGACGTTCATCCCTGCTCTGAAGAACTCAGCCAAGGGACCGGATGGCTGGCACTACATGTTCGGCAACTTCAATCTGGGGGGCACCGTCTCTGGGCGGCTGTCATCCAGCAAGCCGAACATGCAGAACCTGCCTGCCAACTCCAAGTACGCCAAACTGATCAAGACCTGCTTCCAAGCCCCACCGGGCTGGTTGCTCATGGGTCTGGACTTTGCTTCGCTGGAAGACCGGATCAGTGCTCTGACCAGTAAAGACCCCAACAAGCTGAAGGTGTATACCGATGGTTACGACGGTCACAGTCTGCGGACGTTTGCTTACTTTCCAGATGGTTGCATTGGAATTATCGATACGGTCGAGTCTATCAACTCCATCCAGGAAAAGTACCCGGACCTGCGATACCAGTCCAAGGCTCCGACCTTTGCACTCACTTATCAGGGCACATACAAAACCCTGATGACCAACTGCGGTTTCAGCGAATCGAAAGCCAAAGCGGTAGAGAAAGCGTATCACGAGCTTTACCATGTCTCGGACAGCTGGGTCGCTGCAAAACTGGATCAAGCGTCCAAAGACGGGTACATTACTGCCGCTTTCGGGCTGCGGGTTCGTACCCCTCTACTGCATCAGGTCATCCGTGGCAACCGTCAAACACCGTTCCAAGCAGAAGCCGAAGGTCGTACCGCAGGCAATGCTCTGGGTCAAAGCTGGTGCCTGCTCAACAGCAGGGCCGGTTCGGAATTCATGGGGAAAGTCAGGGCCAGTCGTGAGCACCGTCTCAAGATCCGTCCCTGTGCTCAGATCCATGACGCTCAATACTTCCTTGTTAAAGACGATATCGACACCGTGATGTTCGTGAATGAGCATCTGGTTACTGCTGTGAAATGGCAGGAGCATCCCGATATCGCCCACGATGAAGTAAAGCTGGGAGGCGACTTGTCGCTGTTCTACCCGGACTGGAGCAAAGAAGCCGTGATTCCAAATGAGGCATCGGCCGAGAAGATCCTTGAAGTCGTCCAGACTCACATGGATTGGATCGCTGCCGGTTGTCCGAAGCGCTAATAGTTTTCTTGGGGTGGGCAACCGCCCCTCACACCACTGGAGAAGTATCATGGAAAACAAAACTGAAGCCCCTGTTGAAAAACGCAAACACGTCTTCCTGTTCTCAGGTCAGGTCTACTTCCACCCGGACGCCGAAGGCAGCGAAATTGATGTGCAATCGGTTCACATGAACTGCGTTGGCATCTTCACCGAAGAAAAGGTGACTGCCCCGGAACTGGGCAAGATCCAGGCTCAGATGAGCCAGCAACTGCGTGCCCGTGTTCCAAATCCCATCACGGTCGTTGACGTGGTGTTCCACAGTGTCAACCACATGGGTTACATGACCCCGGAAGAATGGGCCGGTACAACCGAAGCTCAGATCGCTGCGGGCATGAAAGAAGCTCAGGCAGTCATCGATCAGGTGCAAGCCTCGATCAACTCCAAGACCGTTCAGTAATGTCGGGCGAGAAGAAGCTCTCGGAGCTTTATCCCCAGTATTACAAGCGTCTGCCTACTGACGTGAGTCGGGATGAAGTAGATACCTACGTCATCAACCTGATGTTCCCGGTCGAAGATCCCACTGGCTGCATCCTCCATGCCCGGAAGAAGCTGCTGATTCCTGGCGTCCGCAGCGGTGGCAAGACCATGCTCAAGGACGTGAAGGAAGCTCGGGACAGCCTCAACCGCTACATCGCCCTGATGGAAGCACAGGCTGAACCAATGGAATCAGGGGTCGCCGGGCAATCCATCACCATCTACGACACTTGGTACAGCCGAGCTGACGTGACCAAGATGCCGGGTTGCCTGCAACCACAGACATCAGTGGATGTTGAGCTGGGTGACGGCACCATTGTACGTGCCAGCCGAGCAGGTGGTTTGGCATGGGATATGCCCGTCGAATCGCCGAAGCGGATCATCAAGTACCGCATCCGCAAAGCCTGAACCAAGGGGATCATCTACGGGTGGTCCCATTCCCATTCCTCTGGAGTTCTCATGAAGATCACCAATACCTCCGATATCTCGCTTGCCTTAGCTGTATGGTTGATCCATGACGAGTACGACTACATCAACAAGCCGAAGTACATCTCGGCCACTTCGTTGATGAAGCCGTTACGCCAGATCATCCTCCCCCGTCGTATCCCTGTGGAAAAGCGTGAAGCGGATGTTGGTGACTTCATCGCTCGTGCTCTGGGTCATTCCATTCACGACTCCATCGAGAAGGCGTGGAAAAAAGGTTATCAGCGTTCCCTCAAACTGCTGGGGTATCCCGAGCACGTCATTGGACGAGTGCTGATCAACCCCACCAAAGAAGAGCTGATGGCTGCCAAAGATCCAATCCCCATTTACCTTGAGCAGCGTGCGTTCAAGGAAATCAACGGTTGGACCGTCGGTGGCAAGTTCGACATTGTGACCGAAGGCATCGTGCAGGACTTCAAGTCCACCAGTGCTTACACCTGGGTCTACGGTGGCCGGGACGATGAACATGCGTTGCAGGGTTCCCTGTATCGCTGGCTCAACCCAGATTTGATCACCGAAGACTTCATCCAGATCAACTACATCTTCACCGACTGGCAGAAGTCACAAGCCCGCTCCAGTCCGAAGTATCCGCAGCGGCGTGTCGAGGCCAAGGAAATCCCTCTGCTGGATATCACCGAAACCGAGCGTTGGGTAACCGATCGACTCAACCTGATTGAGCGGTACGCTGATGCACCTGAGCATGAGCTGCCGGAATGTACTGCCGAAGAACTCTGGATGAGTGATCCGAAGTACAAGTTCTACGCCAACGCTGCCAACACCACTGGCCGCTCGACCAAGAACTTCGACAGCCTTGCCGACGCAAAAGCGTTTCAAGCCAGTAAAGGCGGCAAAGGTGCAATTCTCACTGTACCCGGTGAACCCAAGCGGTGTGGTTACTGCGAAGCGTTCGACGTGTGTACCCAGAAGAATAAATATTTTTCTGACAATTCGTAGCAGTAGGGGGGTCAAATGATTGACTTAGCAGGGGTAACCCATCATCCCGTAATCGAAGAGATTGCGGAGGTGCTGTGCAACAAGACGCAAAACACCGACCGTAAGTTCTTCCGTGTGGAAGTGGCCTACTTCATTGCCAAGCTGGCAAGCTCCATGCGAGCTGTCATCTCCACCAAAGACCGTGGCGAGATCCCGGTGAACATCTATGCCTTGGCTCTGGCTACGTCAGGCTATGGCAAAGGTCACTCGATCAACGTCATCGAAAACGAGTTCTTGGCCGGGTTCAAGAAACGCTTCATGGAAGACACCTTTCCGGTCGTCGCCGAGAAACACCTGTGGGATATCGCCAATGATCGTGCTGCCCGCAACGGCACCGATCAGCAGGAAGAGTTCGAGAAGGTGGAGAAAGAGTTCAAGCGTGCTGGGGCCGTCCCATTCACCTATGACTCTGCCACTCCCGCTGCGGTCAAGCAGGTCCGTCACAAGATGGTACTCGCCAACTGCGGTTCCCTGAACCTTCAGATCGACGAGATCGGCAGTAATCTCATTGGTTCCAGTGAAGTGCTCAACCTGTATCTGGAGCTGTATGACCAAGGCATGGTGAAGCAGAAGCTGACCAAGAACACTGCCGAGAACGAGCGTAACGAAGAACTGGATGGCAAGACTCCGGCCAACATGCTGCTGTTCGGTACGCCGAGCAAGCTGCTCGATGGCGGTCAGACCGAGAACCAGTTCTACGACTTCCTCGATACGGGTTATGCCCGTCGTTGCCTGTTTGGCTGGGGACAGGCTGACAAGAAAGCCCACAACAGCCTGACGGCAGCCGAGATCTACCACAACCTGATCCAGCCCCAGAACACAGCCTCTGTACAGAAGTGGGCCAACCACTTCCACAAGCTGGCTGATGCCGGGATGTACGGCTGGAAGATGGTCGTCGAGGATGACGTTGCCATCGAGCTGATCCAGTACCGGATGTACTGCGATCAGGCTGCTGAAGCCATGGCCGATCACGAAGAGATCCGCAAGGCTGAACTCAGTCACCGCTACTTCAAGGCTCTCAAGCTGGCCGGTGCTTTCGCGTTCGTGGATGAAAGCCTCGAAATCGAAATGGACCATCTCAAGCAGGCCATCCTGCTGGTCGAAGAGTCTGGCGAATCGTTCCAGATGATCCTCAACCGGGAGAAGACCTACGTCAAACTCGCCAAGTACATCGCCGATGTGGGCACTGATGTGACCCATGCTGACCTGCATGAAGCCCTGCCGTTCTACAAGAGCGGTACGGCTGCACGCAATGAGCTGATGACCATGGCGACAGCGTGGGGCTACAAGGAACACATCTCCATCAAGAAGTCATTCGTCGATGGGATCGAGTTCTTCCGGGGTGAGAAGCTCAAGGAAACCAATCTGGACGAGATGATCGTCTCGTATGGTGACCACTGGGCGTACAACTACCTGGGCGAAGTGGTGCCGTTCACTGACCTGCACCAGCTGACTCAGGCACCGGGCTATCACTGGACCAACCACCACTTCAAGAACGGTCACCGGGCACGTGAAAACGTGATCGCCGGATTCAACATGATCGCCATTGACGTGGACGGTGGCTGCTCGCTGGCTACGGCTCATGAACTGCTCGCCGAGTACAAGTTCATGACCTACACCACCAAGCGGCACAGCGAGGATGAGAACCGCTTCAGGATCATCATCCCGATCAACTACGAGCTGTACCTCGATCATGATGACTACACGGAATTCATGAACGGGATTCTGGCCTGGCTGCCGTTCGAGACGGATGAATCGGCGAACCAACGGGAAAAGAAATGGGAGTGCTTTGACGGGGGTGAGTACCACTACAACCTCGAAGCCAAGACGCTGGATGTGCTCAGCTTCATCCCTCGGACGCGACCGAACGAAGAGTTCAAGACGAACTTCGCCAAGGTCGAATCGCTCGACAATCTGGAACGCTGGTTCGCTACCCGGATCGCCAGTGGCAACCGCAACAATCAGATGATCAAGTTTGCTTTGGCTCTGGTTGATAACGGCATGTCGTTGATCGAAGTCAGCAAGCATGTTCATGCTTTCAACAAGAAGCTGAACACCCCGCTGGATGAAGACGAGATCGAAAGCACCATCATGACAACCGTTGCCAAGCGGTTCACTCGATCTGCTTCCCCCGCATAAATCCCCTGAGTGGAATGACAGCCCTTTCTTTGGCTCTGGACTGTCATTCCAGTGGAGAATCCGATGAGTGACGATGTAGACAACAGTGATATTGGTGAGTTGGAAGGCAGTCTGGACCAGTTGGTTCTGATTGCTGGTTACTCGACTCAGGGTAAATCGGCCAGCCTGCGTAACATCAGGAACCAGGAAGGCTGGGTGTATCTCAACACCGAGTCCGGCAAACGCCTGCCGTTCAGAAACAAGTTCAATCGGGTGACCATCACTGATCCTTACGAAGTGCTCAGCTACTTTGATGAGTGCATCGAGAACAAGGACTCGGTTGAGGGTATCATCCTCGACTCGATCACCTTCCTGATGGACATGTTCGAGACTCAGTATGTACTGGGGTCGGGCGACACCATGAAGGGCTGGAGTAACTACCAGCAGTTCTTCAAGCAGATCATGCAGCAGAAAGTTGCTGCCTTCGGTAAACCCGTGATCATCATCGCCCACGTCAAAGACGAACTGGACGAGAAGAACATGGAAATGAAAGTTTCCGTGCCGATCAAGGGTGCTCTGAAGAACAACGGCGTGGAAGCGTATTTCACCACCGTTGTGGCTGCCAAGAAGATTCCGATCAAGGAATTGGAAAAGTACGGCAGCAAGATGCTGACGATCACCGAGGAAGAACGTGAGCTTGGTTACAAGCACGTGTTCCAGACTCGAATCACCAAGGGTACGACAGGTGAGCGTATCCGTTCCCCGATGGGAATGTTCGACCGTGCAGAGACGTACATCGACAACGATGCACAGCTGCTGCTGGATCACCTGAAAGAGTTTTACGGCAATTAATCCCCCTTCCAGAAGCGAGAAGTAACCATGAGCAATGTATTCCAAAAACTGAAATCTGATGGCCTCGAAGAATCGACTGACCGTCTGGGTGGTGGTGGCGTCCGTGAATCCGACATCTACACCGGCAAGATCAAGTATGCCTACGCCGGTACGTCGTCGGGCGGTGCCATGTCCCTGAACCTGTGCGTCGACTTCGGCGGCCAGGAATACCGTGAAACGGTCTGGGTCACCAACAAGAAGGGTGAAAACTTCTTCCTGAACAAGCAGGACAACTCCAAGAAGGTGCCTCTGCCGGGCTTCACCGTTGCAGAAGATATCTGCCTGATCGTCACCGGCAAGGGCCTGGCCGAGCAGGAAATGGAAGAGAAAGTCCTGAAGCTGTGGGACTTCGACGCCAGCGCTGAAGTACCGAAGTCGGTGCCTGTACTGGTCGAACTGACCGGCCAGGAAATCTCCTTGGGCTTGATCAAGCAGATCGAGAACAAGCAGAAGAAGAACGACAACACCGGCGAGTACGAGCCGACCGAAGAAGAACGCGAAAGCAACTTCACGGACAAGGTGTTCCACACCGAAACCAAAATGACCGTAGCCGAGGCCCGTAACGGCCAGGAAACCGGCGAGTTCTGGGACAAGTGGATCACCAAGAACAAAGGCCGTCTCAACGACAAGCGCAAGTTCAAGGACGGCGGTGCTGGCAAATCCGGCAAGCCTGCGGGTGCTCCGAAAGCTGCTGGTGCTCCAGCCGCCAGTGCTGCACCGAAGAAGTCCCTGTTCGCCAACAAGGCCTAACCACTCATGAAGATCCCTGTCTGTGGTATGGACCCTTCGCTTGCCAACTGGGGCATTGCGGAGGGCCAGCTGGATCTACAGACAGGGCACCTTGACGATGTGGTGCTCGAAACAGTCTCGACTGCCAAGGGCAAGAACAAGCAGGTCAGAACCAACAGTGATGACCTGCAACGGGCTGAAGACCTTGCCACCCGAGTGATCGAGATCGGCAAGCGTAACAAGGTCATCTTCGTCGAGTGTCCTGTTGGTTCCCAAAGTGCCAGTGGCATGAAAGCTTATGGCGTCGTCATAGGGATTCTGGGAGCTTTGCGGGCCTTGGGGGTCCAAGTCATCGAGGTGACGGCCTTCGAGGTCAAGAAGACCCTCACAGGCAACAAGAACGCCACAAAGGAAGAGATGATCAATGCCGCTGTCCGTGACTACCCGAAAGCAAACTGGCCGACCCAGAAAGGGCGAGTCATTGCCGGGAAGGCGGAACACATGGCTGATTCCATTGGGGCAATCGAAGCCGGAGTACGAACTCCGGTATTTCAAAATTTGATGCGAATACTCGCAGAGGTGTAGTACATGCAACTGATCCTGACCCAAACCGATATCGAAATCGCTCTGATCGATTACGCCAACAAGGTCATCACCGTGAAGGACGGCATGTCCATCACCGTGGAACTGAAGGCCACTCGTGGTGCTGACGGTGCAACCGCCATCATCGACATTTCGCCAGCCCAGAACACCCCGGCTGCCAAGTCCCCGGAAGTGCAGACCCCTGCCACTGCCAAGGCTGAACCAACCAAACCAGCTACCAAGCCTGCTGCCACCCAGAAGCCGGTCGCTGCAAGCAAGGCCAGCGAAGTGATCGAGCAGGCTGCCAGTAAAGAAGTGCCGGTCGAGACAGGTACTGAAGCGGCCGACGAGCTGGATCAAGTCGAAACCACCAATACCACCCCTCAGATCGACACCAACGAAGGTGCCGAGGCTGCGATGGCAGAAACTGCCGAAGCAGAGCCTGAAGCAGAAGCCGAAGTGAAAACCCCGGCCAAGTCGTTGTTCGCCAACCTGCGTACCCCGCGTAACAGCTAAGTCGTGGTCCGTGCCCTGATTATAGGGCTGGGCCTGCTGGCACTGGTGGCTTCGATTGCCAGTGCCATACACGCAGCAGCCCTATCGATTGCCATTGGCGTCGTGATCATTCTTGGGCTGGGGTTCCTCTGGCTCATCGACTATCCAGCAGAAAAGAAAAAGCCCCCTGAATAGGGGGCTTTTTTATTTGAGGATTCCTCCCCTGAATTCCTACTACTGCGCACTTCAGTAGGAAACATCTCGAATACGGGAGGCAGACCCAGAAGATAGAGTTATCTTATAGGTCTGTCAACCATTCGTTATTAATGAGCCAAGTTGACCCAAGGGTTCAAGGCAAAGGCACTCAGCCCTTGACCCGGACCAATGGAATATTCCAGCGAGCCATTCAGTGCCTTGTTGATCAAGCTGTCGGTAGTTGGCAGTCCCACGGAACCGAACATCTCCGGTGCCGGTGCCATAGTTGCCAGCAACGTATGGACAGGGTTATTGCGAATCATCGACAGAGCCACTTTCATGATGCGAATCTTGAAGTTGTAGAACCACAGCAGACCCATGTCTTCCAAGTAGCCACGGAAGCGGCCACTCAGACGGTCATAGTTCACAAACTCTTCAGTAATCCGGCCCAATGCTTCTTTCTGGGTCATGCCCTTACGCTTGGTCAGTTCATCGAAGTAGATGGCCTTGCCCAAGAAGTCACCGTACTCCACAGCCTTTTGCAGACCTTGGAACAACGCTGTGTCCTTGGTCACCAGACCGTACTTGCCTGCTGTTGCCAGAGCAGGGGGCAGCTTGTTCACCAGGCTCTCGATGTAGCCTTGCAGGCGACCTTCACTCAGCAGGATATCTTCCCGGCTGATACCCACATCGGATACCGAGCTGAACTCACCGGCTTCGATCAGAGGCCAGATGGACATACGCTTGAAGCCGTCTTGGATCGACTGACGCTCAGCCTCGAACTTGAGAGTCGCATTGGGATTGTTGACCGAAGCACGCAGCTCCGCTTCCAGTTCCTTCATGCGGTACTCGCCTTTGATATAGGCGTTCAGCTCAGCCGTCTTCTTCGGCATCCCCCGAGCAATCGAGGTCAGTGGTACACCACGGCCTACCAGCTGGTAGACGTTGGACATGAGGTTGGCAATCGGGACGACCACCGACTTGACCACGATCAGCACCTTGGCATCGGATACCACGTTCTGGAGAATCTTCTCCCCGTTGACGAACTTCTGGTACGCCTGATTCCCGAAGGCAGCAATGGCAAGGTTCTTCACCGTGTCCTGTGTCTTCTGGTTCCAGCGAGTGTTGCCGGTCCATGCGTCACCCACGGTAGCCGATCGGTAACCCACAGCGTCATCGATCATGTCCTTGCGGACCATGAACTTGTTGCCGAAGACCTTGCCAACGTACTCCCGAGTTTCCCGGTTCATCAGTTTGATGGCATCGGCGTAGACCGGATCGGCAGCCGAGAACAGGTCCACGTACTCGTCTTCACCGAGCTTGCCCTTGTCCCGTACCGACTTGTCGTACATTTTCTTGAGCTGATCGACCAGAGCTTCGTTGAAGATCTGAGCCTGTGCCTCTTCTTCCTGACGACCCCTCCAGATACCCAGCACCTTACCCAGATGACCTTCGCCAGCCGCTTTGGTAGCGATGGTAGGGTCAAGGCTGCGTTCCAGTGCCACCACTGTACCGGCCTCGTTGTAGACCGGCATCAGCGGTTCCCGGCCAGTTTCCCGACCCAGATTCGCCAGCATCTTCTTGATGACCGCAGCTTCGGTGATGGTGCCCGCAGTAGGAACCAGGGAGTGACCAGTAGTGGCATCCACACCTGCCGCAGACTGACGCACGTTCTGCATGATGCCCTGCTCGAAGGGAGCACGAGCCGACACCGGAGCGAAGAAGTAACTCTTCTGACCTGCACGGGTGTACGGATCGGCAGACGACCCTTCGTAGTCCTCGACAGCCACATAGCTCATGCTCAGCAGACGGGCACGTTCGGCATTGTCAGCCACGATTAGGGAAGTCCCTTCAATGGACTGCATCGGGATATAACCCTTGTAGCCATTGAGCCGTGCCATTGGGGAGGCCGACTTGCGGATCTCTTCAGCACGCTGACCCACCATGTAGGACATGGTGAATTTCAGACCCTGACCTTCGGTTTGAGCCAAGGAGACGAATGTGTCTTTGTCCTCTTGGCTCAGGCTCTTGATGGCGTACAGGGAAGTCAGCTGATCGATCATGCGGATCTCGGCAGCACCCTTGGTCTGGAACGGAGCCTTCTTGGTTTCACCCAGCAGCTGGGCGATAGCCTCGGCATTACGCAGCAGCTTGGTCCCCGGACGGCCTGTCATCATGAACTCTGCCAGCTGTTGCATCTTCTGCTGGGTCAGACGGAAGTTGGCCGGATCGAACTGACGCAGCGAGTTCTCCATCTGGCTGATCTCCCGGTCCATGACCCGCCCATCCTTGAGCATGTCGATGATCTGGTCCTGACTGAATGTCTCTTCCAGTGCAGCGATGTCGGTACGTCCCAGCGAACGGAACAGGCTGGTCCATTCAGCATCGCTCAGTTTACGGGTGAACTTGCTGTCGATCAGAGTCGGCAGGTCTTCACGGAACTGCTGACGAACCTTCTGCACCATGGCTTTGGTGGCTTTGATCATGTCGTAGACATTGGCATTGGACGCAGTACGGCCGACCAGTTCAGCCATGAACTTGCGAACCGCTTCCGGCAGCTGACTGCGGTTGGTGGTCGAGAGCAGACCTTCAGCAATGATCCCGGCTTTCTCTTCGTTGACCAGCAGGGTAGACGCAGCCACCACATTACCGGCCAGCTTCATGTAGCGGTTGTCCGAGTTCTCGGCAAAGGACTTGCCCCAGTCATAGGCTTTACCCGACAGGTAGGAGATACCATCCACCAGAATGGTGTTGGCCCGGTCTACCAGAGTCTGGCCCTGATTCAAGGCACTGCCGATGAAGTTCTCTTGGTCCTGTACCGTCTTCATGACCTGGTTGTTCAGCTCATCCATAGCCGACAGCACATCAGGACTGGCATTGGTCAGACCGGCCATTCTGGAACCAAGGGAATCCATCATCCGGTTGCCGAGGTTTTCCAGACCTGCATCCAGAGTCCCCTCAGTGTTCTTGATGGACTTGGGCTTGTCGATCTTGGACAGGATTTCCCGGAAGCCAGTGTCCACGGTTGCCAGAGCAATGAACGCAGGCAGCAGACTGGTGCGACCTTTGAGGTCAGTCTGGGTGCCGTAGTTACCCATCAGCACGTTGTACTTCTGGTTGGCAATCGACTCGGCACGCTGGGCATCAGAGTCCGTTGGATCGATGAACATCTCAGGCTTCACGTTCTGAAGCACATGGGCGTACAGCTGCTGAGCCATCGCCATGGCATTCGGATCGATAGCCGCTTCGGTTGCCAGAGCCGCCACGATCTTCTTGAACGTGCTGGCCTGCTGCATGTTCATGTTGAAGCCTTGAGCCAGGAACAGGTCAGCCACCTTGGACGCATTGATGATCCCGATCTTCGTTTGGTTGTCCGACGTGCTGCCACCCAGACTCAGGTCATCACGCATGAACCGGCCTACCGACTGGTCGAACGCTTCTGCGACTGCCGTCAGGCGGTCGTCGTTGCCGTACCGTGCCGATTGGTAAAGGGTGGTATTAGCCAGACGACGGGCCAGACGTGGCTGGTTGTACATCAGCATCGAGCTGTTGAACAGCAGGTTGCTGAACATGTCCTGCTTGGGATCTTCCAGCAGACGGGTCCGGGAGAACATCGACTTGATGGCTGCCAGTACGTCTTTGGCGATCTGGGCCAGTTTGCTTGCCGTGGTCTGCTTGAGCAGGCCGGTCAGCTTCTGGTTGGACAGACCCCATGCCATGAACTCGTTGAGTGCCGAAGCCTTGGCAACCGGATCAGCATTGCCGGTGTACTGGGTGATGGCTGCATGGGCATTATCGTAGGCTGCCTGCAAGTCCAGATTCAGACTGCCCGACAGCTCGTCCTTCATAGCCAGGAACTGATCCATCAGTTTCTCGATACGCTTGATGGCCGCAGCACCTTGAGGGTTGGCCTTGGCAAACGCCCGGTCACTGTAGTGCAGAGCCACGGTATCGAAAGTCGCAGCGTGAACCAGCTCGTGGACCATCGTCTCTGTAGACGGATCGATCAGGTAGACAGTCTTGTCAGCGATCACGGTGTAACCGTGGACCTGTTCATCCGTCTGGTTCTGGTTCAGGCCCGGATCACGACGACCCGACACCTTGGCGTACTCGGCTTGCTGGGCAGCATCACCGTAGACCACGGTGTAACCCTTGAGCGACAGACCGTTGACGATCTGGTTGAAGACCGTGTTCTGCTCACCCGGCAGGTCGATCAGTTTCGCCAGATTCTTCAGATCCAGTGGACGCAGGATACGGACACCCGATTCATGCAAGGTGGCAGCCTCATCAATGGCAGAACCAAGAGAGACAGCTTTCTTCTCGGGATTGTCCATCAGCTTAGCCAACTCTTCCCGATAGAAGAGGTCCAGCTGAACAGCAATCTCTTCAGGCGAGTTCAGACCTTCGATGACCGGAGCTTCGTGCTGGTACGGACTCATGGCACCGGCCATCTGGTCTACCGAGATATGCATACGAGCCATGGCACGGTGACGGGCTTCAATCGACAGCTGAGTCCGATCCATGTTATCGGCCATGCTGTCCAGAGCATTCTTCAATTGCTCATCAGTCAGGTCCAGACCTTCTTTCTTGAAGATGGCATAGCCGATCTTGTTCTTGGCCTCCGGTGTCAATGCCGAGAGATCGACAGCCGAAGTCACCCCAGAGAAGGACTCATGAATAGCCTTCATCGGGTTGGCTTGCCATGTCTGCCAGACCGCTTGGTTCGCCATACGGCTACCGTCTTCGATACGGTCCAGTGGCAGGTTCTGCCCGTCGAACACCTTGAGGGTATTCTGGAGAGCACCTTCCATATTGGCGATCAGCTGCATCATGTAGCCGTCACCCGTACCGATGTTCATGTACGGAACACCTGCTACGCCAGCATCTCCCGGACCATCGATACGGGCCTTGCTGCGGTACTCACCGGAGAACGTGGAACCAAGGGAGCCACCGACCGGGTTGACTGTCGAGCCTGCCACGTAGAAACGCTGGGCACCTGTGTCAATGAATGGCGACAGGGCTTCAAGTTTCTTGTAGATCGCCTCCAGTTCCTTGCGAGTCATCAGGTCATTCGGCGAGTAGTAGCTGTCCCGTTTCTTGTCGAGGACTTTCTGCACTTCCTGCTTGAACACGTCTTCCAGAATCAGCGACTGGATCTGCACACCAGTACGGACCAGATTGGCTGTATCCAGCAGTGGCTTGCCCACCGTCTGCTCGATGGATTTGGTCATCGGGCCTACGAAGAACGCCAGCATGTTTTCCTGGATGTTCTTGATGGCATCAGCCTTGAAGGTGAACGTCTCCGGGTTCTGGATGAAGTTGCGGGAACCAGCAGTACCAGTAACCTTGTACAGACCGTCCTTCTCGAACACGCCCTGACCCATCAGCTTGGACATGGAATCGGTGAAGCGGTCGTACTTGGCCTGAGCATCCAGACCATCGAACATGGCCTGTGCCAGAGACAGGTTCTTGTCCTGAGCCTGACGTTGGGACGCTTGGCTCAAACGTTCGTAGATGGCATCAGTCATGGTGCTGGTCAGCTTGGCTGCAATACCCCGAGCACTGGAACCATAGATCGTGATCGTCAGGGGATTCTTGGCAATGCCACGTTCCAGTGTCAGAACACCGGAGTCCTGATCGAACGACAGGTCTTTACCGAAGAACAGGTCCATGGCTGTCAGCAGATGATTGAGCTGCTGGACTGCACGCTTGTCCGGGTTGCTGTTGATCAGCTTATCCCGCAGCTTGGTGATTTCCTCATTGGCTCCGTCTTTGGCTTCGGAGTACAGGTCATTGGTATCCCCATCCGCAATGTGCTGGTTGAGGGTCTGACCCGGCTTGTTGAAGTACAGGCCGCCCTTGGCAACGTTACGCACCCATGGGGTAGTGAAGGTGCCACGAGTGAACAGGTTCATGGCGTTGATCGGACCGTTGGTCACACCGTCCGCTTCCAGATACACGGAAGTCTCGAAGGCAGCACGGCTGTCCGGGTTCTCCCGGTAGCGGGCATAGTCCATCAACGACAGCAGAGCATCAGGAGTCAAGTCAGCACCGGCTTCCTTGAAGTTCTCCATCAGCAGATCCACCGTCTCATCCGAGATGCCTTCACGGGGATTCATGGCCGTCTTTGGATCGACACCCAGCTGCCAGTTTGCCAAGGCATCAATGGAAGGCTTGAGCTTGTCCAGCAGACGCATGACCTTGCCGTACATCACATCCGGCATTTCCTTGTGGACCTTGACACCCAAGTGCTGGCCGATGCCTCGCATGAAGCGGGCGAAGTCCAGATTGGTTTCACTCGACATGTCCAGTGTGGAATAGGTCGGTGAGATCAGAGCACGCATCTGCTTGTTGGACTGAGGGTTCTGCTTGCCCAGCATTTGCAGACGACCTACACGGCTCATGTTGTGAGCGTAACGGATCGGCACCTGCCAGTAGGGAATCCCTTGGTTCTCACCTACGTTCTGCACCATGTCCATCATGACCATCATCTGGTCATAGGCAGCCGTGATCCCACGGTTACGGCCTTCGAGGGACTTCTTGTGGTTGACGTTCCAGACCTGACGGTCCATGTCACCGGCACCGAACAGCTTGAGGTGATTGTCCAGACCCAGAGCTTTGTAGAAACCACCCATCATCCAGCTGAGCTTGTGCTCGGTCTGCTGTTCAAACTCGATGGCTTTCTTCTGGTCAGGCGTGTTCTCGACCAGACGGTTACGCATCTGGAACTGGGCCACAGGAACCGTGGCACCGGCACCGACATAGTAATCCTGCTCTGGCTCAACCAGCACAGCATCATCGATGGCAGTCGGGTAACCGTTCAACGGGTTGTCTTTACCCAGACCTACCGTGTTGAACAGGATGAATTCCTGCTTGTTCGGGCTGCCGTCTTCTTTGGCAGGCAGGCCATTGGCTTCGGTCAGTTCAATGCGGGTCGGCACGATCTGGCCTGTCTGAACCAAGGCAGCCATGAACTGAGCGGCCACGGCATCGACAATGCCCTGCTGCTCGCCGATCAGGCCATCAGGATTATTGGACAGACCCCAGTATTGCTGGATCTTCTGAGCCAGGCCGTCTTGCAGGTTGGTCCGGTACAGACCCTGAGACATTTCCTCGATGAGTTCCGGTGTCACCATGTCTTCAGGGATCGTGGTGATCTGCGAAACGTCCTTGGCATCCAAGGTCCGAATGAAGTCATCCAGTGTCAGCACGTACTGTTGGGCAGCCAGTGCAGCCGATTCGATCAGCTCACGGTTGAACACCAGTTGCCCATCGACCACTTCAGTGATGTTCAGGGCACGGCCTTCAAAGGTCTTCAGGAAGAAGTCACCCGACAGGTCACTGCCGTCTTGGCGTTTGACAGTCTCACCTGACAGGATCAGATCCCGGCGAGTAACGTTGCTGCCTTTGCTGTACTTGCGGTCCAGATACTTGTTCATCGCCTCAGTGGCAATGTCGATGGTGTTCTCGGCCTGAGCAAAGATGCCCTTGTACGCTTTGGCAATAGCAGGCTTGAGCTTGTGACGAGGCTCTTTACCCATGACCGCTGTCAGGGCAGCCGAATCCTTCAGAGCATCGGTGACGATCTGAATCGGATTCTCGGAACCAGTGAGACGACTGATCTGTTTCTTCGCCAGCGAGAAGGCTTGCTTGAAGTTGCTCGGACGATTACCCACGGTCAGCAGGTTTGGATACACAGCATCCATACCCTTGGCAGACGGTTCACTTTCTTCAGCTGGTGCCGATTCAGTAGAGGTCACTGGTTCAACTTCAGAGTTCTCTTCCACCACCGGCTCAGCTGTAGTCTGTGCTTCAACTGGTTCAGGTACGGTTTCCGTGGAAACCCCGGTGTCATTGGTCGGGGCCACTGTTTCGACAGCAGGAACTGAGGCCACATCAGCTGTCTGTACTTGTGTGGTTTCCTCTGTAGGAGTGATAGCATTCTGCTCCCCACGAGAGTTCCCTGAATTCGACGAACGGTATTTTTCAGTTACCGAGTCAACAGGGGACAGCAATTCACTAGCAAGCGAGATTGGCTGAATATGTTGAGCATTGAGATCCGGGAAAGCATCGACCAGACCGTTGTACACGTCAGCGAGAAGACGAGCATCAAGATGCGTTGCTTGAGCATTCTTAACCGAATTGGCCTGGGCTGGCTGTACAAAGGCACCCTTCTTGCTATCGAACCATGGGTTCTGCCCCGCAGGCACATCCCGGCCTCCGTTCGCGACCGTCTGGTAAATGACGTTCGGACCAGTGGGATTGCCTCGCTCAAAATGGGCGTTGAGTGCCGCAACCTTGTTCTGAAGGCTCTGGGCAAAGTTGAAGAGATACCCGAGGCGAGCGGCTGCGATATCCAGTTCACCACCCTTGTACGCCGACATGATGCTCTGGGCGTACTCCAACGCAGATTCCCCTTTTGCACCTTTCTCCGTGGTGATGTTACGCGATACTTTGGTGGCCTCGGTTGTATCGCCAAGTTTTACTGCTTCATCACTGGCCGTCTTGGCAGCCTGAAGCAAGGCGTTTGAGAACTGGATAGCCGTCCGCTGTGCAGGGGACAACTGGATCGTCCCCTTGGATGCCATCTGTAGAACCGCATTGTTGGTATCGAGGTTGGCAGCAGCTGGAGCTGTAGTCGCAATGGCTACGGCATCGTTGGCCGACTGTTGGTCAACCACATCGATTGCATTCCCTTCTGGACCACGACCCTCGAAGATGGCAGTTGCCTCGTCGATAGCCCGAGCACGCTGAGGGTTGGAGTACAGCAGTTCTTCCATGTTGCCCAAGGCATCAATGTACTTCTTCACCTGCGGATCGCTGGCGTAGTTCTCGGCGATGGCTTGCTGGTTACCCTGCACAAAGCTGTTGACGTTGGACAGCAGCGAGACGATATCCAAGGCCAGATCGGCTTTCTTGGTGGTGTCCTTCTCGGCGTCGAACATGTCCATCAGTTTGAAGGCAGCTTCAGGGCGAGACTTCACATCCCCCAGGGATTCCAGCGTGGACTGGCGAACGTCATCCTGGTTGAAGATCAGCGTCTGACGGAAGCTGTCAGCGAAGGACTGAACCGCCTCGACTTCTTCTTGAGGCACCGACTCACTCTCAGCGAAACGCTCTTGCAGCTTACCCATCATGTTGGCTTGCAGCTCGTCCGCATAGGACATGGCCGCTGGTGCAGCTTCCAGAATCACGTCACGGGAAGCTGGCCCAGTGTTCTCGTTGCCTGCACGAACAGCAGCAGCCTTCTCGTTCACCACGTCCATGACAGCAGCAGCACCCAGACCCACAGCCGCAGCAGCTTGAGTACCCGCAGCACGGGCAAGGTTTGGAGCCTGAACCAAGACAGACATACCGGCACCATACAGGGCACCTTCACCGACCTGACGGCCGACACCTTCCGACATGGAAGCGTTCTCGTTGGCAGTCTGACGCTCGGCATAGTTCTGAGCCAATTGGCCTGTAGCCCCTTGGATCGTCTCTTCGCCTGTTTCCCGGACGATGTTACCGGCAGCAGCACGACCGGAGGCACGGGCCAGTGGAGCACCTTCAAAGCGAGACACCAACGTACCTGTTGCGGCAGCCAGTGGAGCAGTGATGGCGGCAGCCAGTAAACCATTCCGGTTGGCAACGGCTTCCTTGGCTTCCTGTTGCAGTTCTTTGTTGTCTGGATCAGCAGCGACCATTTCCCGGTACATCGGGGATTCCTGCATCAGCTGGTCATGGCTACGGCCCATCACTTCGTTGACCGATTGCTGGTACGAACCACCACCTTCCATGGCACCGATAGCCGTCAGGATCGGAGCTTTCTCGCCTGCCTTCACAGCAACGTCTACAGCACCTCGAACCAAGGGGCTTGCAGTCTCGCTCGCCAGTACGGCAGCACGGGCAGTGTTGGCAGGGATGACAGCACCAGCAGCAGCCTTGATGGCTTTAGCCACAGGACCAGCAGCCAGCAGGGAACCAACAGCCTGAGCAGTACCGGCCTGAAGAGTGGTGCCGGACATGCCAGCGTTCTTCACCGAGTCGATGGCGTCACGGCCAATACGGTTCAAGGCAGCAGACAGCGGAGTCGAACCACCTTCGATCTCAGCAGCTTCCTGAACAGTGTTGTCCCGGAAGTCGAGGAAGTTCTTGGCTTCCTGAATACGACGGTCAGCCTTCAGCTCATCCGAAGCATTGTCTTGGATGGCATTGTTGAAACTTTGCAGCAGCTCTGCACCTTTGACACCGGCACGATCACTGACAGCACCGACACCCCAGTTGAGGATACCGCCAATACTGGATACCAGACCGCCACCAATTTCCTTGGTGTTGTCCGCAGCCCACTCGAATGTAGAACGATCTGGGGCATTCATATCCCGAGTTACTTCGTTGGCAGCCGAAGAAGCTTGTGCCAGAAGTTGGTCAGTCTGGTTCCCGTACTTGCCACGAAGTTGGGAGAGCGACAGATTACGAAGGTCACTTTCAATTTCAGTTGGGTGCCAGCCTTTCTGCCCAGTCAATCGACCAGCAGCCATCTGATAACCCGATGGGGCTTCACCCATTGCCATACGTTTCTGATCGGTAGCCATGGCTACCTGTGCCTTTTTGTCTGCCACAGTTGCAGGGATCTGGCTGGTCGAAGGCAGACTTGGCGAAGGTTGAACAGCAAATGGATTGTCTGTAGGAACTGCACCTGCGATTACATCGTCACGAGCTTCCGGCATTACTTGATCCGGGTATGCAGCTTGACGAAGCAGGCCATCAAAATCAGCCATTATCAAACCCTGTTTAATAGAGATTAGTTGGAGGGAAGGTTACCTGAAAGACGGGCACAACAAAACCCCGCAAAGGCGAGGTTCCATTGTACACAGATGCCGATTAACGGTTCTGGAGATACTCCAGCATACGGCGTGTCATTTCGGCTTGGTCAACAACTTGACTGCCTACAGGACTGTTGGCTGGCAGAGCTGCACTGGTAGCCACCGGAGCAGGTACAGGGGGATTGAGCCGCAGTGAACGGTTCTCTTCACTTTCCCGCTGACGTTCAGTCAACGCATCACGAGCCTGAGTAGCCTTATCCAGTGCAGCCTGAACACGTGCTCTGGCAGCTTCGTTGTTCGCCAGAGACGGGTTGGTAGCAGCCCGAGCAGCGAAACTGGCAGCAGCCGTTTGAGCATTCTTCAGCTGTTCATCTGCCTTCTTGATGCTGGACAGCAGACTCTCCCGAGTCTTCTGAGAAGCCACCAAGGAGAGGTTATCCCCGGAACGAGCACGGGCTACAGACGCATCGATTGCATCCCGGTCAACCTTCCAGTCACCACCTACACCACCACGGTTGTAGAAGAACCCTGACTTGCCCACGATGCCCCGAGAGACGGCAGCAGCAGCAGAAGCGTAGCTGCCACCCATCTTCTTCTGGGTATCATTGATCAAGGCATCCAGCTCACCCTCATCAATCCCCGGATAGGTCTTCGCCATCTCGGACCGGATCTCATTCGGCCGAGTACCGTTCTGAGTCCAATTCTGCTCCAGCTCGACTTCAGGGTTTGGACCCCATTCCTGAGCAATACGGTTCTGCAAGTCCAGACCTGCATCACGACTGGAACGGCTGGATTCATCCGTCAGCGAAGTGATCGGTTCACCACCAGAAGCAGCAGAGCTGGAACCAGGGGAAGCACTACCACCCTTGCCACCTGTACCAGTAGCAGAAGCAGCACCACCCACCGGACCGTAGATATCGTTGAAGCCGGTAGCTCCCAGAACCTTGAGCATCTGCATTGCAGCACCCGGACCTGCTTTACCGATCACGCTTTCAACCAGCTGACGGGCATCATCATTGTTGCCAGACTGACGAGCAATCTCCAGACCTTGGGCCAGACCTGTCTGCATGTCAGCCCGATCCTGCCGAGCATTCGCCAGCTCAAAGGAACCGGCAGCATTGCTGATGGATTTCCCTTGGTTCGACAGGCCAATGCCTTGGTTGGTGAGCACCTTGCCTTGGTTGTTCAACGTGTTGGTGTACGTGCTGCGACCCATCTCGTTGAGTTGCTTCATCTGGTCCAGAGACAGGTTGGCGTACTGGGGACCGTACTTGGCCTTGATCGCATTCAGCGTGGCATCTTTGCCGTCACTGTTGGTGACTTCGGCGAACAGTTGCTTGGCCTGGTCCGTTGCCCCATCTGCCTGCTGGGTTCGATCAAAGGTGTAGTTGCTCTGCTTCAGGGCTTGCTCGACAGTGCTCTGACGCAGCAGATCCGTCACCCGGCTACCCACGGCAGTCAGGGCTTCAGCGGAAGCACCCTGAACAGGGAGCACCCCACTTGCCAGAGCCTGCTTGAGAGCTTGAGGATCTTGGATCTGGAGAGCACGTGCAGCCAACTCCCGGTCAGCGTTCTCGATGCCCGTCTTACGGAAGTCGGTCAGACCTTTGCTGAGGTTGCCCAAGGCAGAATTCAGCAGATCATTGGACTCCCGGAATCCGGCCATAGAGCCACGGAAGTCCGGGGCATCGACGTTACGCCATGTCAATGGCTGTGCCATAGGGAATACTCCTTAGCTCGACAGACGATTCTTGGTCAGGTAATCCTGAACATACTTGCTGTCACGACCTTCCATCGCAGCACGGGAATTGATCTTGTCTTCCAGTGCTGTGTTGTAGGACTGGGCCTGATTACGCAGGTTGGTGTTGGTCGTCTTCTTGGTGAAGTCGAACTGGTCCTCGGCCAGACCCAATGCCTTCTGAGAGGCAAACAGACCGGCCAGAGACGACAGACCACCCAATGCCAGCTGACCTGTCTGAGTGTTGAAACCCAGACCTGTACCGGCACCCAGACCACTGGAGCCACCCGGAGGTGTCCAGCCACTGCCAGTGTTCAAGGCAGTTGGGACGGTCATGCCAGTTTCCATGCTGCCCTGTACACCGTTGTTGCCCAAGCCGAACATGGCTGCCAGTTGGTCCATGATCGAATAATTCTGATCTACTCCGGCCATATGGCCTCCTTACGGTAGTGTCGTAGTTGTCATCATGGAAGCGAAGTTGGTCAGCATACTTTGCTGCATCTCGATGATATCGCTCCCCGTCATCAGTGTTCGAGAGAAGAAGGAGTCTGGACCTTCGGCAATCGTCAATTCGTTTTGATTCCCACCCCCACCTACAGTGGCATCGGTAAGACTCAGTGGATCAATGAAAGTGATGCCATACCCAATATTCTGCTCGTACAACTTGTCAATCTTACTCGACTCTTCTTCATAAGCATTCAAGAGTTTCTGAGTGTCAGCCGCAACTTCCGCAGTAGCAGCCTTCATGAAACCGGCAATACCCTGACCGGCAGCCACAGTCAGACGCAGCAGGTTCTCGGTACTGGCGAGGTTCTCCAGACCGACCATGGCAGTACCACCATTCGCCATGGAAGTGCCCACCGAAACAGCGATCACCGAAGCAATGGCTCCGACGATGGCACCAACCTTCTCACCGAACAGGGCCTTGGCCCCCATGGTGATGATCTGGGACAGGACCATTGCAGCGATGGCATTGGCGACCGTACCGACGATGATTGCCACCGTACCTGAGAATCCCAGGGATGTACCCACCGCAGCCGATGGCCCCAACAGACCGGCCGAACCAGCACCACCACCCATGGTCACCACCGTGATCACGATGATGATGATGATCAGCACAATCTTGAACCAAGAGGTCTGATACCACTTCTGTTTCACCACGTCGTAGCAGTTGAACACCATGTAAGCCATGGACGTAGACATCTGGGTTGCCACGGTCAGTGACAAGCTCCGGTAGATCGCATCGTTCAGCGGGATCAGGAAAGCCGACTCATCCGTGTCACGCATGGCATCGTCCACCCGGACACCGACACCTTTACCCTTGTAGACGATGTTGGTGTGGTACAGACCCCAGACACCGATGGACTCGTACTCGGTATCCGTCAGCTGCCATGTGATGGTGATGAACCCGGATGTGCTAGGACGCTCACCCACAATGCCCGAGGTGTACAGCAGCTCGTTGTAGTCCTTGGTTCCACCCAAGGTAGTCCAGCAGTCTCCTCGCTTGGCATCCGGCTTTGCCAGACCATTGCCTTTGATCCTGGAAATCCCTGTCCACTCCACCGTGATGTTGAACCCGAACTTGGAGCTGTACAGGTTCAGGCTGTTGGTCGGAGGTGTGGGGTACAGCAGCTGTGCCGGTTCCGGTGTACCGAACAGAGGGTTGGCCGAATCGGACTGAGCCTGCTTCCAGTTGATCCAGACAAGCCGAGACTCATTGGCAGCAGCCCAACGGATTTCCCAGTCAGTCAGTGCAGCTGTACCCCCGGCACCTTGGTTCAGGATCGAGTCGAAGAACTTGAAGATGTACTTCACAGCCGCTGGCTCTTTGGTGTTCAACGACACGCCGAACATCATGTAGGCATTGTCGATATCCTTCAGAGACGGCGTATCAGCCACCTGCTTTTCCACCTTGTCGTAGTTCGAGTTGGTGGATCGTCTGATGGCCCTGGTATTGGCTTCCCGGTACGTCTCGTCTTCGATGAAGCGGTTACCCACCCGGATCGGGATAAACGGGAAATACTGGGATGAACTGACCCCGATATTGAACAGGGCATCCAGCTCCGGCTTACCTGTGCCTTGGGCATAGATCAGGATCTTCAGGTCCGACCATTCCGAGACGATGACCTTCTGCTTGCTCGGCGTGTAGGAGAAGTCCCAATCCCGGTACTCACCCGTGGTGACGGTCTTGTAGGTGACCTTCACCCCACTGCCATCACCGATATCGTAGGTCTGCTCATCCACGTAGGTCTGGCTCTTCTTGACCGATCGTGTGGTGTTTTGCTGGTAGCTGCGGTCAGTGACGATCTGGTCACTCCCGGCCTGCTGCCCCACATAATCGTCCTTGAACCAGATGTAGTCACTGTCCTCGTAGGTGTCAGTGGTGGAAGTGCCGGTTGTCTCGGACGTCCCCGGACGACCATCGGAGTAGGTCACGGTCCGTACAGTCGTCTGGTTCAGGGTCATGGTCCGTTGAACAGACGAACCACTCTCATAGGTCCAGCCAGATACGTCCGGCCAGTTGGCAATGTTGCCCAGCTGCACAGTCTGTCCCGGAACGACTTCCAGCTTCTGGTCCGTCTTCTTTACCAGGTAGCTCGCATAGAGGTACTTGATGGTGTAGTCGAACCCTTGTGGCTGGAATGAGTAGACACGGCCATCGGGGAAACGGATGTAGATCGTGTTGATCGCCTCATCCATGTCGATCTCGTAGTTTTCCTCGATCTCGGTCGGATGGTTCTCAGCCATGTACTGGTCAGCCCAGTAGCCGTAGTCAGCCAAGCCAACGTCAGCGTTCTGAAGCTCGATGGTTTCATCTGCCCCACGAGGCAGGGCATTGAGTAGAGCCTCTTGATTCACACGCCCACCGATGGAGATGGAACCAGCAGAGAGCTGAATCAGGTCGTTGTAGCCGGAGGTCTGTGCCCACTTGCTGAAGTTGCGGAAGCGAACACCCGGACCCCCGGTCAGGGATTTGGTGATGGTTTCAGCCAGAGACGCACTCGAAGGTGCAGAGAGAATGTGGCCTGCTACAGCAGTCGAAAGAAACTTCACCCGGTCCTTGATATCACCTGCAAGGTTGTAGGTGACCGAAGACACGATGATCTTCTTCTTCTTGCTGAACAGGCCCATTGCTTACCCCTTAGAACGAGTTTTTGGTTTTCAGTGTGGCGAGGATGGTGTCGATGCTGGAGTTCTGGAAACCAGTCGGAGGCGTCAGACCTTCGTCCATCGTCTTCATGGTGATCCATGCATCGGTGAACAGCTTCGCCATCTTCACTTCAGCATCACGCTGGTAGGAGATGACCTGCTGTTCGTACAGCTTCTTCTGCCGGGACACAGTACCGGAAACCAGTGTGCCGTCCGAACGGTTGTCCAGCGTCTGGGCACGTTGTACTTCGACCTGCTCGGTGACCAGCTTGTCTTGGGTCTTCATGCTTGCCAGCTGTTGTGGCAGCAAGTTGGTGAGCTGGTACTGACCTGTCTGGTTCTTGATCTCTTCACCCGCTTTCTGGGTGGTGAGCAAGGCCAGTTGCTGAGGCATCATCGACTGGAGGTTGTAGCGAGCAATGTCGTAGGCAGCCGATTCGTTTGCTAGCTTGATCTTGGTCAGGGCGTATTGGGCCTCTTGGTTCTGGGCTTCCAGCTGAATAGCTGCCAGCTTGACCTTGTTGGCTTCCAGTTCCACCAGAGCCGAGATAGCCTGCACCTGTGCCATCTGTGCCTGCCAGAAGGCTTGGTCTTTGCCCAGCAGGAACTGCACAGCATTGCCCATGGCAGCGTCGGTCAGCGAGGTATACGCCTGTGTGTAGGCAGCCCCGGTGATACGGTTGGCATCGAACTCTTTCTTGAGGTGGGCAGAGAAGCTTGCCATCAGTGCATCGAATGCACCGGCCCCATCCACGGTACGGGTGGTCAGGTCTTCAATGGCAACGTGCTTGACCGGGCTGTACAGCGGGCTGCTCAAACCACCAGGGAACTTGAACTCATCACCCGACAGATCGACTTCAGGGATCTTGAAATCCGAGTCAGCCGTCAGACTGGTGATGAGGGCATTGGCTTCTGTATCGATACCACTCATGGTACTTCCTCACTGCTCTATGAAAAACGGCCCCATTGATCTGAACCAAGGGGCCGTAGTTGTTACCGGGTCAGGCTTAGTAGTTCACAGAGCCTGCCGCAGCTTGCTGGGTCGCCAGATCCTTGAGCTGTGCTGGCGTCAACGGATCGAGGACTTCCAGCGAGAACTCACGCACGTAGGTCGCTTCGACTTCTTCCGTGCCGGTCTTGCGGTTCTTGCGGGTGCGGATCTGAAGGAATTTGCGGCTAGCCATCAGATCGTAGATGCACTTGGGAATGTGGTAGCCGTCTTCGGTGGCTTCACCGAACGGGACGAACTTACGCACAGTGCCCAGATATTCGTTGGCAACGGTGAAGATCTCACCTTGCAGTTCTTTCTTCTTTGGGTCCATGTTGGTGATCCGCACACGGATCAACTTCATGCTTTCTTCCATGATGTGTTGGCGAATGGACTTCACCTTCACCTTCGCAGGCTTGTCAGCGGTGTCGCCTTGCAGCGGATTCAGCTGACCATTTGCTTGACCAGCATCAGCTGGCTCTTCGTTGACGCTGGCACCTTCTTGAGCAGCAGTGATCTTCTCACGCAGCTTCTCGACACTGATGTTGTTCGAGAAAGTGATGCCCATGATGCGGGCACGTTGTTTCAGTACATCCAGCTCAGAAGGCATGATGTCTTCTTCGCTTTTTTCCAGATCGAGTGGATTTGCTTCGGCCATGACTCTACATCCTAATTCAGAGAAAACTGGAACCAAGGGGATGAACATCTCATCCCCTCAGCTAGCCCGTTAGATCGGGGCTACGGTTTTGGCGAGGGCGATACGCTCAGGGCGTTTCACCAGAATGCCGTAGTACCACTTGATCGAGCTGAAACCAGTCTCGCCGTATGGATCGTTACGGTCGGCAGTTTCCTTGCCTGGCATCTTGGTCAAGACGTTGAACTTCACAGTCTTGCCATCGGTTTGGAAACCGATGTTAACGAAGGAATCGTCACCCACTACCAGCATTGGGAAAACGTCGTAACGCTCGACGCCGCCTTTCATGCTGGAACGGTAGCCAGGGTTGTCGTCAACCACAGCACCGGCACCGGCCCAGTGCAGCATTTCAGGAACCTGAACGATACGGAAACCGTCGATGGAACCTTCTTCGCCGTTGAGGATGGTGCCTGCGTCAGCGTAGTGCTGGACTTCGATGAACGCTTTGTTGCCGAACAGGTCGGTCAGACCCTTGAGCATTGGCACCAGCTCGGAGCCGACGTACATCACACGACCCGAAGGGATGACCTTGGTGTCGATGTTGCGGGAGCCGGTGATGATGGTGGTCTGCTTCGGCGTGCGGTTGTCGGTCAGGATCTGGCCCAGACGCATCAGGTTTTTGTAGCTGATGATCGAAGCCGGGATCTCTGGAACATCGCCCGCAGCAGGAACAACTTCACCAGTGATCTGGGCGTCGGTCGTTGCAGCACCGGCGTAGATCACAGTACCGGCCGCAGCCAGCAGGTCTTTTTGCAGAACGGCTTCGGTCAGCTGGACAGCACCCGACAGCAGTTCACGGCTCAGGTGTTCTTTCAGGCCGTCGTCCGAATCGAAGCTCAGGGACTCTTCGGTGAACTCGGTGAAGAAACCGAACTTGTGAAGGGAGCCTTCACGGGCGATACGGGTGAAACCAACACGGTTCACACGGCCACCGTTCTCGGTCAGGACCGGCAGCTTGCCGACGATAGTACCCACGTCACGGCTGGAACCGTAAAGGTTGCCGTTGGCGATGGTGACACCGTTGGCGTCGATGCCTTGGTCGTTGACGTTACGGTCATCCAGCAGAGGGATGTACTCGTAGACCTTGACCGCTTTACCGAAGTGCTTCGGCATGTTCATGGTCGAGGACAGAGGCATGAAGAACTGGTCTTTACGGCTGGTGATGATTGCTTTCTTCAGCCAGAAGAACGTGTTCATTTGATCGGAGCTGGCCGAGTCGATGGTCGATTTCTGACCTTCGGCTGGAGCGTTGTAATTCAATGGCATATGGGTACTTCCTTAAAGGCGATTTTCAAACTGTTTGAGGAACTCATCATCTGACATTGCCAGAGGATTAATTGCAGGCTTCGCTGGTTTGGAACCAGTACGAGATTGCGCCGCAGCACTCGCCTTATCGCTGTGAGCCACTTTCGGTTTAACTTGAGCAGTTGTAGTTGCCACAGGTTGTTTAACCGGAGCAGATGGTACTTGGGTTGGATTCTGTTTAGCAATCAAGTCGTTGAACTTGCCCTGCTGTGCCATCCAGTCACCGACCTTGCGATACGCTTCGATGAACGAAACGTTGGCTGGTACGTTGCCCACAAGTTTCTGATGCTCGATCTCGGCTGCGATCAGGTCGTAAATACCTGCTTCACGCTGCTCGTGGATAAGCGTCATTGCCGATGGGTCTTTAAACAGCAGTTCCTTACTGGCCTGATCCCATGTGCTGTTGATGACTTGAAGGGTCTGCCGACCACCATCAAACGCACTCATGTCGTCGAGGGTAGAACGGAAGGCCGCTTCTTCATCAGTCACCCGATGATTGCCTTGTTGGTACGCTGGTTCAGCTTCGGTATCGATATCCAGAGGATTGATACCGGATTCTTTCACCAACTTCTTGATGGCTTCAGGGTTCTTCTTGCTCAGGTCAATGAGGTAGGAGAGTTGCCCTTCATCCAGCAGTCCGTTGTTTTCGAGCATCAGCAGCATCTTGCGATGGGGTGCCAGCTCTTGCATCTTGCGGGTGTAGTTCGCACCTTGTTGTGCCAACTTCACCAGTTCTTCGGGACTACGCAGCTCAATGGTTTTGCCATTGGCTTTGATAGGTGCCATCAGCCCTTCATAGAGCGCCTTGTAATCAGGCTCTGCACCTTCCGGTTTTGCAGCATCAGCTTCCTTGGCTGGCTGTTGTTGCTCCGCAGGTTTGGAACCAACGGGATCAACATTCGGAGTGGGTGTAGTAGCCGACTTGTTGGTTGGCTCTTTCTCGGGTTGTTGATTGGCTTCGTCCTCTTCGGACTCGTCTTCCTTTTCCTGCCGGGAAGCCGCATTGGCATCAGGTTCACCAGTGGGCTGACCTTCGTCATTCCCTTCGGTGTTGTCCTGATCCTCTTCACCCTCACCAGCATCAGCCGAGGCATTGGCCTCGGCATCAGCGGCAGGGACTGGCAAACTCAGAAAGTCGTCATCCGACATTTGCAGGATATCTTCACCAGTCTCTACAGGCATTACTCTTCCCCTTCCAGAGCACGGGCTTCATCCAGAGCTTCTTCCAGCTCCTTGACGTTGCGTGCCGATGTATTGCCCTGCTGGACCATGATCGACAAGAAACGCTTCAGGTGGCCGGATGCCTGGGCCATCGCCAAAGCATCAGCACGCTGACGGTCAGACAGGAGAGGGTCAGCCGACTCCTGAACATAACGGGCAGCTTCGGTGCCACAGAAACCATCCAGGATGAGTCTCTTAAACTCACGGTTACCTGAGAGTTTGATAGCGGAATCACGCAGTTCGACTACGGACTTCTCACGCTTCAGTTGTTCTTCAAGTGCGTCTACGGTGACTTCAGACATTTTCTGAGTGGTCCTTTAAATACTTTGGTTGAGGTTGAGTGCTGGATTAAGTTGCGGTTGGAATTGCGACGAGCCGAGATTACTCCCTGCTAACTCATCTCGCGCTATCGTACTACCTTGAGTGGGTGGTTGGCTAGCTTCACCCAACTTATCACTGAGGGCGTTGTAACCAATTGCCCCGGCAATGTCGGGACGCTTCTCACCTTCCTTAACTGGTTTGGTCAGAGCCTTAGTCACTTCCAGAGCTTGGTTACCCTGAGACTGGGCTTTCTGTTTGTCCATGTCACGTGCGTGTTTGGTGCCCGTCTCTTGTTCCACATAGTCCAGATTCTTCTGGTCTTTGCTGGCAAGGGCTTCTTGTGCCTTGGCTTGGTTCAGTTCGATCTCGGACTGGATCTTCTGGTTCTCAAGCTCAGCCTTCTGGATTTCCAGTTGCTGCAACTTCTGTTGTTCCGGCGACGGTTGTGGCTTGAAGGTACGAATCTTCTCGGCCAGTGCAGGCATACGTTTAAGGTCTGCGATCTCAGCCAAGATCATCATGACGATACCTTGGTCCGTATTCGGGCCAATAGTCTGGAGCATGAAGGCCAGATCCTGAGCACGGGCATTGTCCACTTCAGCAGTGGCGATATCCGTCTCAAGGTCGAAGTTGCCCACCAGATCTTCACGGCGAACCGTGACGAACTCTTTGTTGGTAACCCGGACGACTTCTTCTTCGGACAGGAACACCGCGTTCATCGCAATGATCTTGTTCGCCACTTCCGTCATGCCTTTGGCAAGACGACGAAGAATCCCCATCTCACGTTTGGATGCAGCATCCAGAACACCCCGGATACCGGCAGCCACATCGCCATAGGCTTCACCACTGATACCACCACCGAACGACTTCACCCCGGTGAGAGCTTCGGCTTCTTGGTTCTGAAGGTTGCTCATCAGCAGTGCCGACTGTGGCAGCTCAGGGTACTTGTGCTCGATCAGACCTTGGGACGGTTGCAGGTTCGGGTTGAACTCGTAGTCTTCCCCGTTCTCGAAACGACGCTTGTTCAGAGGGTCCAGCATCCCTTTGGCGAAACCTTGCTGGCTGTTGGCACTGCGACCCAACAGGTCAATCATGCCCCGCATCACGGCACCCAGAACATTCTGGTTGTCTTCCAGCAGCTCGGCGTCTGGCTCACCGTAGAGTTCACGCTTGACCGGCAGGTAGTTCACTACCACGAAGGGCAGCTTCTCATCCGGGAACGGGTTCTCTTCCATGCGGATCAGCACATCACCGATCCAGGTACAAACGATCGGCACCAGAGTCCCGTCACCGTGAATGTCGTGGAAGCCCCAGTATTCGTGGGCCACCACCTTCTTACGCATGGCATCGGTGAAGGCAAACGAGTCCGGTGTCGAAGTCTCGTGATCCGGTGTAGCCAGTGGGGAGTTGCCTTCCCAGTTGACGGCATCCAGATTCTTGTAGCGTTCTGGTTCCTTGAGCAGATCCGCCTTGTTCGTCTCGAACGACAGGACCACAAACATGGCCTTCTCAAGATCACCGTTGCAGGACGGATCGATCATGATGTTCTGCGGGTTGTGAATCACAACCGTTGGCTTGTTCTCGATGATCTTCTGCGAAGGCACCTGAGTCACACCGTTCTGCACAGCAGTGGTCGGGACACCCGATTGCTCGTAGTAGTCCACCGCTGCCTTGACTTCAGGCGTGACGTTCTCATCGTAGTGCCGAGGGTCTGAGTTCTTCAGGTCCATAGCCTGCTGAAGCAGCTCAAGCTCTTCTTGAGTCGTGACCTGGAAGTGCTCAAAGGTTGGCACATCTTCCATGATCTCGACGGTCGTCCGCTTCCAGCCCACCTGAAGAATCGACGTACCTTCATCGACTGTGGTGCGAATGAAGTGGTCGATCAGGTGGACCCGGTTCATCTTGGTACGGAACTGATGGTTGAGGACCAGCTCGTTTTGTCGAGCAGCATCAGTGTCTTCAAAGGTGACCGGCTTGACGTTGAACAACTTGTTGGAGCCAAGGAAAGGCTCAGACAGTGCAGCGTAACGCCATTCAGCCTGACGACGGATCAGCTTAGGTTGGACCGAGGAACGACCTTTGACCTTCTTCGGTTTGGCACTGCCACGTACAGCGTGCAGGTCATTCCACCGATTGATCTTGCTCATCTGAGATTGATGAGCAGGCTTGGCCGATTCAAGGTCTTGCTTGAGGCTGCGGATGTCGGGTTCTTTTTCCCAGTCCGTCAGCTTATGTTGAGGCACTGCACCCATCTGGACTGCGTTTACTTCACTCATTGGGGTCACTCGTAATTAGGAGTCGGTCGGCTCGAAGCTGTTCACTCAGAGAGCGGATGGTGTTGTCACGCTGTCTAACAGTTTCCCCGAGTTCTCTAACCAGAGATCGGCCCTGTTCAAGACTTCGGTCGAGTTCGGCTGCATGGCTTGCAAGGTGATCTCGCTCAGCGGAACTGCCTTGGGCCTGACGTTGATATACGCTGGCTCGACTTTCCGAGTTGAGCAAGCGCTTAGAATAATCAGCACGCAGGTCAGCCAAAGCAGCTGCATGTTTCTGTTGGTTCGCTGCAAGTTCATCTGCAACCCTTGTAGTGGTCCGTTGATTCTCTTGTTCAAGATCATCGATCTTGGCTTGGAGTTCTTGGGTAGCTTTTGCAGTGGCGTCCTTCTCTTTCTGCCATTCTGCGGTTACCTCAAACTTACCTGCATTTTTACCCACCGAGTAGGGAACCGCAAGGACTCCTACTACGGCAGCCAGAATCAACAGTACCTTGAGGATTCGCGTCATTCTGTCACCTATAGAAAAATCCCCCAGTTAAGGGGGATTCTGGACTACCTAGTTAAACAGGATACGGGTAGTCGCTGATGGCTGTGATTTTCAGCCGAGCAACCCGATAACCTTGATAATGGGCTTCGATGTGGTACTCACCATCTTCATCTGGAATGCGGAAGGTCACATCGTTGGCGATGCCATCAGAGATGTACACCCCATACGGGTGCTGGACTACGATACCTTCGATCCCTTCAAAGTAGGAGATATGGATGCTATCCCCACCACGTACATTGATGGTGGCAGTCCCTTCAGCAAAGGAACCAGTGAAAGGAATGTAACCCTCACGAGTTCCGTCCAAAGGGAGCAATGGACGCTCGGTCAGTACCCCATTAGGGAAATACTGAGTCTCAGGGTCAATCTGGTCTGGGGAGTCAACAATCCCACCAATGACTAGACCATTATTCAAATCGTAAGCATATTTCGGCATTTCAATTTTCCTTGTTTAGATTTTCTTCTTGCGAAGGCTGGAGGACAAGAACGTCATTGTCAGGGATACGGGAACGTTCGGGATACCGAAATATGCACGCATCTCGAACGACAGTGCTGTAGGCAATGTAGGTCCGATCTCTTTATCCGGGCAACGTGCCACACCGTACATTGCACGAACAGCTTCAGGTGGAGTTATGTTGTCGCCGGTCAATGCCAAGCCACCTTGCGACTGACCTGTGTTCAAAGCGTTGTCGATACGCAGACTTGGAGAAGTGAAGTTCGCGTGACCGTCTGCGACGAAGAATTCATAGTTGGCCTCAAGTACGTCATTGACTGCAATTTTGGAGAGCAGCCCAGTCTGACGCAGACCGGCAGTACCTGCCCCGGCAGTTGTCGGAGTGCCAGTCACTGTGATCTGGTAGCCCTTACGTTTGGAACCATCTGGCAAAGTGACCGTAACAAAAGACCCACTCACCGAGAGGCCAGCAGTTGCCGACAAGGTATAGCCCAGAGGAACGGCTGTACCAGCAACAGCGTTAGTGCCAACAGTACCGCCCGGAGTGATCAGCATAGGGTTGCTGTTCAAGCAACCTTGAGGCTGAAGCACTGCGTCGTACACGTCGGCATTGCTGGAAGTAGTCAACTTCAGGCGAGGCAACTTCATCTCTTCGATTGCCACACGAGTCATTTCCTGACCTGTGATCATGGCAATACCCGGACTGTTGTGCAGGTCGTCAGGGTTCAGCATGTTCGGATAAGGGTAGCCATCCGCACTTGCGGGATCTGCTGCACGAGGCCACACGTCCACGATGTAAACGTTTTCGCGACGGATCTTCAGCAAGGCATTGTGGGTCGCCAGCATCAGCTTCTTGTTGTCGGCCGACAAGTTGCTACCGGCAGCACGAGGCCACTCAGCAATCAGCATGACTTTGTGCCCACGACCCAGCAGGTAATCCAGCACCTGGTTGGTTTCTATCAGCAGCTGATCCAATGGGACACCAGCATTCACCGAGTTGGTCCAGCACATCAGAGCAGCGATGCACGGAGGGACTTCACTGGGTTTCTTGGTTCCGAAGCCACCAGCTGGCACAGTGTCATTCTTGATCCGAGTGAGCAGGTCGCTCATCTTGTCACCCGACACACCCTGCATGTAGGTCACGTCCATACGGACACGCTGGCTCAGTGTCTCGAACCACCACAACCAGGACCGGGCCAGGCAGGAAGCAGGCACCGTGTTGGTGTTCCAGTTCTGGGCAGAACGACTGTCACCCCACGGTACGACCATGTTGGAGCGGAACAGCTCCAGCTTGTCGAGGCGGGTATCAAGGGCAATGTCAGCTTCTTCAGCCAGAGTCAGGCCAGACTCGACAGTCGTCAGTCGTTGCTTGATAGCCATGTCGTCATAGGCCGGAGCACCACCCCCACCTGTACCACCTTTGGTGTTCTCGGCGATCTCTTCCAGAATGTCGATCTGGCTACGAACGGTGTCCCGGTCAGAAGCGACACTGCCCGTGTTCTGAGCGATCTGCTCCAATACTGCATTCACATTTGGTTCACTCACGGCACTTCTCCAGAGGTACATTCCCGATACGATGATCCACCCAACCCGGCGTGTATTGGCTCAGGTTGGTCAGACTTGTGTAGTGATTGCTCTGCTGGGCATCCAGCAGTTTGATCACCATCTCGCAGGCTTTGACCTTGCCGCGTTTGTTCTGCAACTGGGTGTAGGCCCGGACTGTGCCGGGACCGACTTTACCGTCTACAGAGATCGAAGCGTAATCAACTCCCCCACGATTCAGTGAATTGAGGCTTTGCTGGAACCAACGGGAAGAACGGGCCGTGCCCACATTGACACCTGCATCCACCAGCTTCTGACCAACAGCCGGAGACAGGGTGATCAGCTCACCGTAGCCAGGCTTGTTGATGTAGTTGGTGACGTAGATGTTGGTGGCTGTGGCAAGGTCCAGATCCTTCATGGCTCCGGTGTAGCCTGCATCCCTTGCAACCGCGACAGTGACACCGTGATTGGTTTCACCACCCGGATCTCGTGGGTCATTCACATACCCACCTTCCACTGCAAAGATGGCAGCCACAATGGCTGCCACCGCTCCACCTGCACTGCCAGCAACCGTCTTCTTACTTACTGCCATCCTCGCTTTTCCTTTGCTTGAGTAACCGCCCCACAATGCTCAGGACAAAGAAGACCAAAGCCACCGTAGAAGAATTGGGGATCTTCTCCACGACATGCGGGGGCAGGCTGTACCAGATTGAGTTGAGGAATTCGACGACGATTGTCAGAACGATTCCGAGTGTATTCAGTTGAACTGAAAGGAGCTTCCATGCTCGCTTCCAGTCTTCAATCAGTTTGGGTTTCATCCCCGAGAGAGCCATTCAAAGATGGTTGTTCTGCCCGCAATGACGATCCCCAACAGAGTACCGGCAGCCGCCCAAATCCATTTGCCGAAGATCCCTGCACCAACAACCTTGTGCTTGATCACCAAGAACTCGTCGATAGTGGGGGAAGCTTTTTCCATACTCCTTTCAAGAGTTGCCAGTCGGTTTTCGAGGCTTTGCATGTACCGGCCAAATACCTCCAGCTTTTCATACTGTTGCTTGCGGCTATCCCTTGCTTGGGTCAGCTCAGCCAGAATTGCTTTCAGGTTTTCATCAACCCTTGCAAGCTGGACTTCGTGAGACTCACTCATTACTACTATTCCTGCCGGTGGGAAAGGAGTTGGGATTATCACCCAAAACCTTCCCATTCGTCCTACTTGAATATCACGTTGTCCCTCATGACTTGGCTGTAAGCCCAGAGATAGAGGTGTGGGATCTTGGCATCCAAGGCCAGACCAATGGCTGCATCTGCTGTTTTCCAGATGTAGGCATCTTCGGCCAGCAGCACAAAACCAATAAAGTAATGCACCACCTGAAGTGGATACCCCAGCACTTCCGTTGCAGCCTTGAAGGTTTGAGGCACCAGATCCAGACGCCCTTCAATGATCCAGTCGTAATCCTCAATCTGCACAAACTCGTAGTTCGGGTATACCCATTCAGCAATGGGGAAGTTCAAACGACGGGTCAGTTCAGAGTTAGGGGACATGACCTGTGGGGTGAAGAACAGCAATGTCGCTTCCGCATCCGGGATGGCAGCTTTCACCTTGTCCCGAATATGGTTGGTCGATTGCCCCAGCTTCATGCACAGCCAGTCAATGTAGGGCCACTGAATAGGATCGATCGGCTGGAAGATATCCTTGATGATCGGTGGCACATCATTGCCCGTCTCGGCCTTGTACATCGCCATGGTCTTGGCATCGTAGATACAGGGGGAGTTCTTGTACTCACCCTTGGAGTACGTGCCGTCCCACCACCATGGCTCACCGATCTGGAACTTGGGCTTCAGGCCAGCCTGCACAGCCGCTTGAACCAACTGGATCTGAACACGGGCCAGGTAGTCGAGGGCGAACTGATTCGTGGGCTGAATGAAGTTGGACGGGGGATACCAGCCAGACTGGCCGGGTACACCGTCATAGTTCACCTGTTGCCATTCCGGGGGATGGAAGAACTCAAGGATCTCGTAGGCCACCGAGTTGATGTACTCAAATTCCCGTTCCTTCAGAAGATCGAAGAACCGATGGAAGAAGTCCATGGTGGCCGGATTCACCGGCACCGATTCGGGATTTTCAGGATCAGGCCAGAGCTGGCCGATCAGCCAGTAGTCTTCGTAGGCACCTGTGATCGGCGACTGCAAAGGCCACTGGCTGTAGAGGTTCCGCAACGACACAGCCAGATCCGAACCAATAAGCGAAGCAGTCGCTGCCGTGAAGTGCAGAGTCCCCACCCCCGGCTCATAGGTGTACCCCTCGGCACCGTACTGAGCAGTACCGGCACCGAAGTAGGTCAGTGGATCTTCGTTGATGATCTCCTGCTGGATACGACGGATATTATCCCGTTCCACCCGCAAGGATGGCTCGGGCATATCAACTACTCCGGGAGTCTCCAGAGCAGTGGGATCAAAGGGATAGGTCATGGTTATTCAGCACTCGGCAGCTTGTTACGGAAGGCAACCACCTTGCACAGAAAGGAGAACTCGGCCTGAGCGTCCTGAGCTGGATGGAAGACCGGCACCTGGATATTGCCTGCCACTGCACAGACCGGGTTGCCGATCAGGTAACCGACCGGCAGCTTGCCAATCGAAGTGAGGACCAGAGTGTCCCCCACTTCGGCCAGCTGGCAGACCACTTCCAGAGTGGACACACCGTTACCCCGAGCCACTTCAGTCTTTTCCCCGAGGGTGACCTGACCCAGATTGAACCAGTCAGGCTTCACTTCCAGATCGGCTTGGGCTTCGGCCAGATCTTCGGTCTTGGCAAAGATCGGGTAAGGCAGGTAGGCCAGACGAGGCTTGCCGTCCTTGGCAGGAATGGCAACCGCCACCCCGACAATGTTCGGTGGTGCCTCAGTCAGTTGAGGACTCATGTCCATGCTGGTGAAGACCGGATCACCTTCTACTTCAACAAGATCACCGTCTTCGTCATACGTGTAAAAAATCATAGGATTACTACCTTCTTCAGTGGCTCATCTGGCCGACCAATTCGAGAGATGATCGGACCACGGGTCTTGTCCGCCTCATTGTACTTTGCAATCTCCACGTTCACCGAAGTGGCACCGTAACCGTATTGGGCAATCTGGTCGGCGATACTGAAGGTGAAGTAGTTCTGGGTCCAACGCTGGGAAGTGATCGACACCAGGTTCACATCCGCACGGATGTTCTTGATCCAGTAAGGGACACCATCAGCCGGACCTTCCCAAGTGACCCGGATATCCCGAGGCTTGAGAGCACCACCCCCATTGGGGATTTCCTCAGCTTCACCGATGTAGCGAACCTGAAGATTGGTCAGTTCTGGCAGGCTGGCATCTGTCTCCAGTACCTGGGTTTCCAGACGCATGATCGGACCTGTGATGTCCTCAGACGACAGGTACTCACTGATCTCCGAGATGACGTAAAACGCCTTCTGGTTGTAGGCACCGATCTGCTGATCCAGTGGGTAGATGTACCGGGGGCCGGTGAAGGTGGTGTTGCTGATCGTGTTGCCGCTGTTCACGTTGATGTTCTTCAACCTGAACTCCAGCGACTCAGGACGGCCATCCCATGTAAGCAGGATGTTGTCATCCACCTGACGGATCGCCCGGCCATTGGTAGGTGGACGCAGACCTGTCCAGACCGGAGCTGTCTGCTCGGCCTTGTTGGTGCCTTCACCAATAGAGGTTGCCATCTCGGTAGCCACAGCATGGAAGGTATCGACGCTGTAGTTCACCCAGTTGCCGTTTTCATTACGGAAGCTGGCGTAGTCACCACCGTCTGGCACGTAGCTGCCCAGCTTGAAGCCAGCCTGTTGCAGAGCCAGTTCGACCTGAACCTGACGGATCAGATTGGACTCTTTCCACGAGATCTCATTGGGAGGAATGGTCGGGCTGTACCACGAAGAGGTTGCACCCTGCATCCAGACTTCCAGTGCAGGACTGCCCCAGTTGGCTCGCATCCATTCCAGCATGGCGATGTTGGAAGTCTTCCACGCTGCGACGTATGCAGCCTTCTCGGCAGCGTCCGTCACATAGCGAAGCCCTGTTGCCTCTTCACCGGCTGTCTCGATGAAGTAGTCCGGTGCCACACCCAAGGCTGAAACGATGGAGTCAGCAGCCAGCAAGGCAGGACCAGGCCCATTGTTCTCGGCATCCCACCAGTAGTTGTCCTCTTGGTTCCGAGGGATATACGGGGTCGGGTTGATGGAGCTGGAACCAACAGAAACATTGATCGGCATGACCTGCACATCACGCAGGCCCAGCTTGGCAGCCAGTGTCTTGCGAAAGGTGGAAGCTGCGATCTGGTCTTTGTTGCCTGCCACCCCTGTGTTACCGGAACCGGACTTGTCCGACAGATCCGTGAAGTACCCGGCAGCCAGACTGTTGATACCCATGAGGATGGTTTTCTTGACGAACGCCCCGTCATCCAACTCGACAACGTTGGCGAACAGCTCACTGGTCACGTTGGTGTTCTGGATCTGGGTCACCCTCCAGCGAAGGAAGGACCAGACCGTCTGGTAGCCGTAGATGTTGAACCCGTCTGGACCGTTCAGCTCAGCCGGGTAGTCACAGGTCACCACACCGTCATGAATGTTCGAGCCATCGACTTCGATGGTCCGCATCACCTGAGTTGGAAAGTTGGGATTGAAGATCTCCACCCGATAGGTCTTGCCCACCGGACTTTCTTTCCAGGTCAGCCACGACAGCACAATGTCACCATAGGAGTTGCGAACCGCCCGAAGGTAGGTCGGCATCCCCGGCTGCATTGCCAGCTGTGGGCGAGAGGTGTCCGTGACCACCCAGCCATAACCCTGCTCTTGGATCAGGATCGGAAGGTCTGCACCCCAGAGCGAACGGAAGTGGGCGAAGATCTTCTGGGTTGCCAGCTTGCTACGCTCATAGCTCGGCATCGGATCTCGACCGGCAGGGAAGCCGATGGCAGCAGCATCCTGTTCACCTTGGCTCCAGATGACGACCTTGGGCGTCTTGCCGTCGAGCTGCGTCAGGCAGTGGGCCATGGCAGGACCGGGCTTGTCTGTTTCCAGATTCCACCACCACAGGCCACCGGCATCGCCAGTCTGGAGTGGATCGAAGACTTCACTGTTGGGATTGGGCGAGCACATCCGATCAGCAGCCGTGGAACCCGTAGCCCCATCAATTGGATAGATCGCACCGTAGTTCACGCCGAACAGTTCGGTCAGCTTCTTCTGGAAAGCGTCCACCCCACGGTTCGGAGCCAGACCTGCCATGAAGTGGATGGCTGCGTTGGACTGACCGGCGAACAGAACCGGGAACTCCATCACCTGAGAGTCGGATACCAGAGCACCTGTGACTTTGTGCTTGAACGCTGTCCGAGCATTGAAGTAGTGGGACATGCCGACGTAGGTGTTCCACCAATCCCGGTAGCCCAAGTCGTAGGTCATCTTGACCTGACGTTCAGGCGTGAGGTTGTACCCGTCATCGAAGCCAGAGGTCATGCCCTGACCGTTGGGCTTCTGCGGGTAGTTGCGTTTGCCGACCTTCTGTACGCCACCTGTCATGGTGAAGTCGTAGAAATACTTCACCGTGTTCGACATACCGCACGGTACACCGGCTGCCAAGTACCGACCGTAGAACGAATCGCAGCCAGCGAAGATACCCGGCAGGGTGCCTTCGACGATCACCTTCAACGCACTCGTGCCGAAGCCTTCGTAGCGTTTCACGACGAACTCGTCTTCCCGGTAGTTCTGCACGTTGGTGCCGGGTGCATACCAACGCCAGATCGCCTGGATCTTGTCACCGGCTGTCAGCACGGCATTGGTGTACGCCCCACCGATATCCATCTGGATCTCGTTGTTGGGCAGCTGCACCATACGGGACATATAGGCCGTCTTGCCCAGACCGTGGCTACCTTCCACACAGTCGAAGGAAATCTGGCTGATGTTCTTGGGGCTGATGCGAGGACCGGAGTAGGAGTTCTGGGTACGCATGTCCCCGAAGTCCAAGATGAAGATGTAGTCCTTGCGACCGGCGAACTCTTCCATCTCAGCTTCAGGGATCACCGCTTCCGGTGCCCGGATGATGCTGGCCGGGTAGGTCTGCCGAGTCCCGTAGCTGGTGTCCAGACACTCGTACTTCTTGGTCTTGGCATTCAGAGCATACGGAGCCAGACGGTAGGTCTGAGGTTGACCGTCTACCGTCAGGGTCACCGTGAACTTGTTCGGCTCAGTCGGATTCGACCGGAAGGCCAAGATCATCCCGGTGTAGTCGTTGTTCGTCTCGAACTTGAAGTAGTGGTGGTTGAAGTTGTCGGCCGACTGCCAGCGAACCCCGAGGAAGTCGGAGTTGCTACGCCATTGGGCAGGCACCTTGAAGCCGTGCTCACCCATTGGAACGATGGTGGCTACCATCATGGCGTTATAGTCGATCAGCCACTGCTCAGGGTCGAACCGCTCCATCGTATCGTTGTACGGCAGAGTCAGGTCCGTGTTGGCAAGCGTCAGGTGCAACCGGCTGCCTTTCCCACTTGGTTCAAAGATCTTGCGGCTGGAGTACTCGATAGGGGGGAACTTACGCATCAGCCACCCCATAGGTGATGGTCCACATCACCAGAGAGTTCTGAAGCAGGTAAGGGGCATCCGCCTTGAGCGTGATGGTCAAGCCTGTTGAACCAACGGAAGCAGTAAACACCCCGTCCACCTGCGAGTAGATCTGACCCTGAATGCTGCGAATCTGGACCTCGCTCTTACGCACAGTGGAGATGCTGATGTCAGCAGGCAGGGGAATCGTCGTCGTCTCACCGATCAATCCTAGCGAGCCTTCCACGTACCGATCTTCGTAGCCCTTGGGTGTCAGGGCCAGGATCTCGTCCATGTGTTGGGCCACGTACTCCACGTTGCGGTAGGCGTTGCCAATCTTCTTGTCCACCAGAGGATCTTCGGCCCGCTTGTGCTGCACATCGAATGTCGGACGGAAGCCCATTAGCAGAATCCCCGCTTGGCGAACTTGATGTTGGTGCCTGCCACCGAGCTGTTGACCAGATCCCGATCAACCACTTCATTGCAGATGTTGTCGTACATGCCCATGTGTTCCTGAGCCTTGGCCGTGCTGTCTGGGGTGTTCATGTCGGTGTACACCTTGTAGGCGATGTAGGAAGTCAGGGCTTCCTCCAGCACATCCGGCAGGTAGATGGTCTGATCAGCTGTGGCATCCCAGACCAGCTTGGCGTGCTTGGCCTGATAGTGGATGGCGAGGACTTCATTGAGCTTGGCACTCGGGTTCTGCACCGTGTTGTGCTGCGGGGTGTACAGCGAGTTCCACGCATTGTCATCGTTGAGCGGACGCTTGCAGCCCATGTCGTCGTAGATCGAGAGGATCTTGACCACATCCCCCTCGAACTTCTCGCGAGAGAGGTCGAGGATGTAGGGGGTGATCTCCGATTCAGGATCATAGGACTGCTCGGCATACTGCGGCAGCAGGTGGTAGAACGTGACCCCCGGCAGCATCTTCACCAACACATCGTTCTCTTTCAGAACGAAGCGGGAGTACAGACGCAGCAGGGCCGTGTTCGCATAGCTGGTCAGCTTTGGCTTGGCATCTTCAATGATCTCGCCACTCCCATTATTGGAGATGGCAAGGTTGGACAGTGGTCCATAAGACAGCTTGGTAAACAGTTCACTGAGTTCCATAAGTCCTCACACTACATAAGACGAGATGCGACTTTCAGGTTCGGGACCATGATCCAACTCCCACATCTCTTCCTCATGTGGAGTGACGGGGGCGGAATCAGATGGACGCCATGGACTGAGGTAGCCAAGCATCGAGATGGTATCAAGGCAATCATCCTTACCCTTGATCCCACTCTTGGTGGTCAGGCGGATCTGCTCCATGAATTGTCCCATAATCACGGACAGTTTCATCTGTTGTGGGAAATGAATTTTCCCCATCTTGAACCAAGGGACTACAAGGTTGAAGCGGCTCAACTTGTCAGTCACTGGACGAATGCCCGGAGTATTACTCTTCTCACTGGAGGCGAAGTTGAACCAGATGTTGCGTTGGATCATCTCGCGTTGCAGCCATTGAATGAATGCACCTTGCTGCCCAGTGATCTCCACCCCAACTGATTGGGGCTTGTACATTTGAACCAGACGGAAAAGATCATCGATCGATTTGTCCATCGTCTGCTTCTTGCACACACCGTCTACCCAGAACCAATCCCCATTTGAGTTGTAGGCCCAGACCGAGATGACACTGAAGTCCGCTGTCTGCTTGGCACTCGTGGCAAAGTCCGTGGTGATGTAGAAGTTGAAGCTGCCCCTGTTCTCCAGCAACTTGGCCCGGTCGTACCAGTGGATCTCGGATTCCTGCACCAGCCGCTCTTCATCCGAGGTAATCCTGAGCATCAGCTCCTGATAGAAAGCAGACAGCTTGCCGGTCTTGACCGCCATGTCGTACTGCTCCTGGATGTAGTCAAAGCTGAAGCGATCCTCCCATGCACCGACGAACTCTTCACGCGTGCAGGGAAACTTCTCGCACACCGGCCAGACGTTGACGTCCCATGCCCCGGACTCGACCGCTTCGATCAGAATGTCTTCGGTGTTGAACGGCGTACCGTTGAAGATCACCTTGCGTTTGGTTGGGTCCAGTGCGTGGTTGACCCCCTTGTACACCGTGTCCTTGATCGCGAGCATCGACGCCTTGGACTTGGAGTCATCGTCGCTTACCAGGTCATCGAGGATGCACAGGGTCGGACGCTTACCGAAGATCTTCGTACCACGAAGGCCGGTCTTGGCACCAAACATCTTGCAGCCCAGACGATGCCCTTCCTTGTTGACGAACTCCATGTAGTTGTCCGTGAACGTGGCATCGGGAATCCAGTGCTGCAAGAACTCGCTGTTGTTGTAGCGGAACTCGATGTTCTTGCGTGCCGACTTCACACCGTTGTCCATGGAGTCAGAGACGTAGATCATCCCTTCGACTTTGCCCAGACCGGGGATGTACCCAAACATCGCAGTGAACAAGACAAAGTATTCCATGAACAGGGAAGTCTTGGCCGCACCCCGGAAGCAGAGGTTGGCGATGTACTTACTTGGGGAGGTTACCTTGTCGAGCATCTTGAGGTGGACGGGGGGAGTCTTGTGACTCTCCCCCTGTGTACCGTTGACCAGCTTGATGAAGTTCATGAAGGTCAGAGCGAACTCGCTGGGGATATAGCTGTTGCTGTTCAGCTCTGCATAGTTGACTTGGTTCAGCCAGTCATCGAGTTTCTGTTTAGTTAATTCCACCGACTTGTGCCTCTACTTCATAAATACGTTGGCCTGCAATCTCCTTGGTGCCGACACCGTTGTCAATCAGTTCACGTTGTTTGGCGGCCATGTCCTTCAGCAGATCACGCATCTCGTTCATGCCGGAAGTTTCATTGAGGTTGATGCTGATACCCCCTGCCACTTCTTTAGGTTTAGCCAGATGGGTAAGGATGCTATTGGCTGCATCACTACGCACCTTCTCACTGACGGCGTTGTGCATCAGCTCGGCCTGCACGTTAATGGCTTCCTGATACAGCGGAGCATTGGCAACCCAGACAGGAACAAGGCTCTGTTCCAGGATGGCGTTGACCAGCTTGCCCTTGTGGTACATGGCAGCGTGGGCCGAGATGTCTTTCTTGCTGGCTCCCCGTGCCATGAGTGCAGCCAGTCGCTGCGGGAAGACAGTGCCCCATGCATCCGTGGTGGAGTAGTTCAGCAACTTGAGACTGACGTAGGCCACAGCATTCACGTAGTCCTCGGTCTTGTACTTGCCGTCAGTCATGACGCTGGCGTAGGTCACGAAGTTCTCACGCACAGCTTCGGCGATCAGAGGATCAGCCACGATCCCGTTGATCTTGTCCACCAGTGCTTGGGTGACAGATCCTTTGAGGTTGGCAGGCACAGCCTTGGAAACTTCTTGGATGGTGAGCATGGCTCTCTCCTATTTAGGTTGGAGGGAGCCTTCTCTTTATAGGCTCCCCCACATGATCTGGTTACAGAGGTGCGTACCGCATGGCACGACGGTTCAGCACATTGAGGTAATCGAGCATGTGTTCCAGTTGTTCACGCAGCTCTTGTTGTTCTTCTGGAGTCAGCTTGCCCATGACACCAGCTGCATCGTTCACCATCATGCTGAGCTTGAGTGTCTTCTCAGTCAGGTAGTCTTTCTCTTGAAGCAACCTGTCTACGAAGTTCTCCGGGGTGTGACGAATCGAAGTGCAGTACGCCTTCTCAAACACAGCTCGTGGGGACCAGCTCACATAGCCGGTATGACCCTCGACATTCGGGGCACCACCATTGGCATCTTCCACCAGGTAGCCATTGTCCTCGCCGTTCTCATCGGCAGGCAGCTCCCAGCCACGGTACTTGTTGTAGTCGCCACGGGTCATGGCTATTGCATGGATCACCTTGGTTCCGAGGTACGTCACAGGGGAACCAAGGGAAACAATCTTCCCGCTCGGCTTGCCTGCCTTCTGGATTAGGTGCAGCTGCTTCTTTAGCTCGAAGCCCAGCAGGGGCCAGACTTTCTTCATGGCATCTTCCTTTGCCAAGCGACGACCGATCTCTTCATTGAAGTTCTCGGGGCTGGCACAGGCCGACTCACCAGTGAGCTTGGTCCCGGTGTACAGGGTCAGGATGCAGATAGTCAGCGTCCCGTCGATAACGAACTTCTCACCGATGATGGCGGAGTCCACATCTTCCTTGGTCACCCGAGGTGCTACGGCAACAGACTGCAATTCTTGTTCGGTCACGCTCATGGGGTACTGCTCCTTCTCTAAGTTATTTCGTAGGGACTACAGCAATTTCGATCAGGGTCTTCTGGGCAACCTGAATTTCCCGATGCAGCTGGTCATGCTCAGCCGTCAGTCTGCACCGTTCATCCTCCATGTCCTTCAACCGCTTGGCGATGACACTCTTCTTCTGGTGCAGATCGGCCAATGTATTGGCAGCTTCGTGCAGGGTGGACATGGCTCTCTCCTAGATACTTCGTAGGAAGCCCCAGCAGGCGAACCCACTGGAGCCACATCCTTCAGTTACTGGTTAGTGGATTCTTCGGCAGCTTCCTGAGTGGAGCTGGTGGTGGTTTCTTCGTAGGGTTCGAGCGTCGGCTCGTCCTCGATCACGGCAGCAGGACTGGAGTCTTCTTCCACGGCAGCAGCCTTGGCCTTCTTCTTAGCAGCCGACTTCTTCTTGGAAGTGCTGGCCTTGGATTCCGATTCACCATCGTCCTCTTTGGCCTGCTCTTCTTCCTGAGCCTTGGCGTACTCTTCCTCACGCTTGGCCTCGACGTACTCTTGCAGCAGCTTGTCGAGTTCCTGCTCGTTACCCAGCTCCTTCTGGAGTTCAGCCTTCTTCTCCAGGTATTCGCGATCACGATCAGTCAACTGGTTCTCCAGAACCGTCTTCATCTCGAAACCTTCCATCGTAGCGTTAGGTACGGGCAGCACGAATTTACGGGACATAGATTGACTCTCCATCGCTTTTCTTGGGTTTGGGTATTGCTCAAACATCTATTAGCCTTTAGGCTTCTATAGATAGCTGAATGCTAAACTCTTTTCCCACTAAAGGAAAGGAGGGCAACCCCTATTGTCTTGGATTCCCCTAACGGGGGAACCAAGGAAACCAAAGATCAAGAGCAGGGAAACTACCCAAGCTCACGTCTCTGGTATAAGATTCAACTGCCCTGATGGGGTGGATGAGTGACGCTGTAGGTTGAGATACAGATGCAGGCTAACCCCCGGAGGCGGTGGGGTAAAACACCTTCAGGCAGATAGAACACCCTCCAAGATGTCATGGCTGTACTGTTCGGATCTGCTACTAAGCCCCGACTCTTAACTGAGTCGGGGCTTTTTTATTGGAGAAACTACAGAGTAAATAGGAGGAAACTTCTGGGAAATTTTTTAGCATATTTTTTCAGGTTTTCATTTTGGTGATGCAGACTTCTCACTGCACCTCTCACACCCACACACCCCACACTTAATCCAAGTACCCCCCCGGTATCACACTCTCACACCATCACACCTACCCCACCTTTATCCACCATGCTCCGCATGTACTGGGTACTTATGCCCATCACTTACCTTGGAGTTACACCATGTCCTCAGCTCGTATGTCCTTTGCTGCTGTCCTCTCTACTGTCCAGGCTACCGCTAACACAGTAACCAGCACTGTTGATGCTGCCAACAAATCCGTAGGTATGCTCACTGCCTTCGTAGATAAAGCTGCCGCTGAACAGAAGATCCGTCATCTCCTCGATGGCGAAGAGTTCATCGACCGTCTCCTGCTGGAGAAAGCAGAGTCCACCACTCTGGTCAATCTCCGTGCCGAGAAGTTCGCTTCGCAGTCCAACCTGCATCGTGAACACTTCAACGCTGCACTCGCACGTTACTCCAAACTGGTTCGTCCAGAAGAAGCGGTAGCGCCTGTTACTCAGTAAAGATCAAGAGCGGGGCTCCCTACGGGAGCCTCACCTCTAAAGCCCAAGATAGTCAGATAGATAAGATAGAAAGACTGTCCAGTTTCCCTTGCTATAGGGAAAGATAGTCTAGGTAAGCTACGGAGTAGTACCTACACATTCAATGTTCCCCATTCTCAACTCCATCAATCCTCCAAGGTTGACTAAAGTGATCTACATCCTGACTCACATCATCGCTGGCATTGTCCTCTCAATCGCCATTGGTTCATGCATCTTGGGTTACCTCAACCCAGCATTGACTGCATCAGTCCTCATTCCAACTTTGGTAGCTCTCGGAGCTACCGCAAGGAGTCTGTAATGCACAGCTACAAGGTAGTCTGGCAACACGAAGACTCAGCCACCTATTACGGTGTTCTGGTCAAGGCTGCGTCTCACTCTCACGCTGTCAGATTCATGCATCAACGCTATCCATCTGCTCAGTTCTTCGATGAGGCCAGCTCAATCCGTCTCTGGGATAAAGCAGAGATCCCGTTCTAAAAACCAAGATCAACAGCAAAATCAAAAGCACCTGCTCCGCAGGTTGTGGGCAATCCAGCCTCACTTAAATATTGGAGATACATCATGGGCATCGAATTCGGCAAAACCTTCGGCAACAACGCTCCTACCACCGTCACTGGTTCGTCCTCGAAGAGCGACCAACCCAAGGCTCAGCTGTGGCTGAACATCGGCTATCCGGTGGACATTCCAGTTGAAGGTGGTGGCACTGAAGAGCGCTTCGTCTCTCTGCCATTGGGCATTCCACTGGACACTCAAGAACACCTGCCGACCAACAGTCGCAACGAGGTGTTCGCTCAGTTCCAAGGTGCTCGTAACGATCTGCTGGATCAGATCATGGAAGCTGCCAAGGCTCTCAAGCCGGGCGAAGACAAGCTTCTCAACCTGTCGATCCAACTGCGTCGTGTCAACGAAGACGCAGCTCCGGTGGCGAAAGAGAACAACATGTTCGCTCGCCAATTGGCACTGTGATCCATTGGGCATACCTTCGGGTATGCCCTTTTCTTTTTCAACTGTGATCCAACTCCAGTTTCTACTTACTAAAACCTAAGTAGAGAAAAATCACCCTTTTCGGCTATAAGCATCTATGCCTTATGTCGATCAGATTAGAGATATCTAGGAGATAGCAAATGCTCGATTCCACACAAGAATCAATTGCCTATCACACCCTGTTAAACCTGCTCACAGCAGCTGGTGTGATATCCAAAGATGCAGCTCCAGATTGGCCAATGCTTATCTTCATTGCTGAAGAGTACACAGCTCACTTGAACCAAGGAGATCAAACCAATGAAACGAACAGTCGCTAGTTACATCAAGATTGATCCCACTATGCATGCACCATTCGTACTGGTCCGCATCAATGGCTACATGCATCACCAACTCTGGGAAGTGCGTGGCCGTGAGGGTGAAGAACATGGTGGTTGGTTCGTGTCCTTCAATGGCAATGCCAAGCAACGCCGTCAACAACAACGAGCCATGCTCAAGGAGTTGAATCAATGAAGCCCAGTGAACTCATCCGCATCTGGATGATGCACGCAATGTACAACCCTGAAGGGAATGTACCAGAGGGTGAGTTGAATCCTTATAAGGGCACTCGCTATCTCTGCAATGTCCACTGTTATATAGCAGATGGTCCAGAACATAAGTTCTTGCGTGCAGCCTGTGATCGTATCGAGGCTCGACTTAAAACTCTCGGTGCCTCTGTGCTAGCCAATCACTTCAAGTACAACTTGGGGATTGAACAAACCCTAGAGAACTCCCGTGAGTTCTGGTCTGCATTCGCCAACGAGTTAGAAGCCATAGGCCAATAATGAAGATGAAACTCCGTTACATCATCCTCGGACATATCATCGGTTCAGCCCTTGGCTTCCTCATACCATTCGCCATCTATACATGGTGGCTTAAATGATTCGTGAAGCCGAGAAACATGGTCGTCTGACCACTGGCAAACAACCACTTCATGTCCGTCGCAAGGGTATTGCAGATACCCTCAACGACTCAGTTCACACGATCAGTACCATGATCAAGAACTGGCCCAACGAATACGTATTCCCTGCTGACCATGACATTCACGAACTCCTTCGTGTAATGACCGCTGTCGCTGACAACCTGACCCAACCGGAGAAGTAACCATGGACCTGCACTCACTCGCTCGTAACCACATGACCTTCCGCTCTCGTGTCAACGAGGCGTTCATGCGTCAAGATGGGGCCACCGCAACCATCAATGCCGCCAAGGCATCTGCCTGTGCTCAGCAGTATGCTCAGCTCAAGGGCATCACCTCGGATGAGGCTGTAGCCGAGATCCGTCGTCTGAACCAAGGGAAATAATCATGAGCCGTACTGACAAGGGATTCCTCGTGCTGTGCGTCACCATCGTAGCCATTGCTGCTGGTGTATGGGCATGGGTTCTTGAAGACATAAACCAACGCAAAGAGCAGGCTATCCAGGCTCCCATGGAGTATGTGGAAATCGGCAACGGCATCCAGCGTACCGACGACCTTGAGAAAGGCGTCAGCTGCTATGTCAAAAACAACAGGCTCTCCTGCGTGAAGACCGCTCCATGATCCGAATTATTGCCAACCGGATGGCTGTAGCTGCTGTACTCATGGCAGCTGCACTCATCCCATTCATGATCTAAACAGGTGTACCCAAATGACGAACCAAGAAGCGAAGGAATACCTCGGCAAGTACGTTGCCAAGAGGTTGATCCGAATGAGCGGCTCGCAAGAGGAACTGGGTGACTTCTTCGGAGTGTCCGCCACTCTGATCTGGAACATCCTCAACGGCTACTACGAACGTGTCTCCGTGCGTATGTACATGGAGATGGCCCGCAAGCTGGAGATCGAGATCGACGTCTACGTCGTAGGCGAGGATTAAGTACGCGGACACACTCTCCGCGTACATCCAGCGTAAGCCCTTGAATCCGTGGGACATGTGAAGTGACTGGCTCTGTCAGTCCCACATTCAGTCCCACGGTTTGCTATTTACCCATCATCATCTAGAGTTATCTTGGAGAAAGACATGTCTAACGTATGCCCATGCGGCAAAGGTCACGTATCTGCCCATGACGGCAAATGTGGTCACTGCCGAACCAAGAAGGAACAGCGTGAACTGGATACCCGGTTCCAGCAGTACACCCAGAACATCAAAGTCGTGAACCGTCACCACAAGGTTCAGGGCGAGTACATCGGACGAGGCACACCACTGGGAAACCTGTGGAGTCATCGAGACGGGACACCCGAAGAATTCAAGTGCAAGACCCGGCACGAAGCT